AAAAATTTGTAGGACTAGTTGTAGCTCCGTTTGAATTGACAGTGACAACCAAATTTGTTGTGAAGAAATTTGTCGGCTTGTACAAAACACCGTTTGTCTCAACCATTACGGCTTTGTAATTGGTTGTTTGAGCGTGTACAGTAACTGCAAACAGCACTGCCACTAATAGTGAAACGATTTTTTTCATTGTTTTATTATTTAGATAAATCATGGCGCAAATCCGCCAAATTTTTCAACGGTTATCTCTCCGTCATCTTCAATTCCAAGCAGCCATTGCGCTTTGTCAGAAGAAATATGCCGTTGTCTTACTTTAATTTCTTGGCTGCCGGGTGTTGCAATTGTGCCGCGAAGTTGTCCCATAAACGGCCCCATTACTTGAGGGTATGAGCCAGCGTTACCATAATTGTCCAATCCAAATACTACATTGTTTTCGACAACACATCTCCACCCTGAAGCAGGAGCGCCATTGTTCCAATTGATAAACCTTGTCGGAGTAGGAACATTTGATTGGTTATAGCATACGCAAGTATTTCCAGTGATAACATGATTATCTCCAGTAATGAACAGCGAATAGACCGTATCTTGTGATTTAGAAATCTGGATCGTGTTGTTTGAGAAGTTGCAGCTATTTGTGTTAAGCTGTGCAACAACAAATCCAGAGCCTGTTTGATCTGGTTCGTCCGAATAATTTACAAAATAGTTTCCAGTTATTGTAGATCCTCTTGTCGGCCCCCAATTGTATTGGTCTTTGACAAAAATGGCTACATCATATCCGTAAAACACATTGCCAGTGATAGTGCCGGGGCAATAGCCAGCAATGCAGGGAGATCCTCCACGCCAAAACGCCTGAACAGTTCCAGAACTAACATTTGAAGTCAGGTTAAACAGAGGCCCATTAAATGATTCTGAAACTTGGAATGCCGGGCTTGTTGCGGTCTTGTTAATTACGTAATAGGTTTTTCCTGCGCTAAGATTTCCTCCAGTTACATTAAATCGAACCTTCACGCCATTACCAATGAGCGGGGCTGTGTACGTTGTGTGAACGCCGCTTCCAGCAGTCGTTGTATTAACTCTGGTTCCAAGGCTTCCAATAGGAGACAGTGTAAACGTGTTTTGTGTAACGTCTCGGACAATGTAAACAGTGCTCGCGACTATCCCTGAAGGAAGAGCGCCAGTGGTTGTAAAGTAAACTCTAGATCCTTCAAGAAGACCGTGATTGTTTTTTGTAATAACAGCAGGACTTGCCTGACTGATTGTGCAAGTTCCGCTAAGAGGCCCACTTGCAGTAAACGTATCTGTCGCGGCATTTCCAACGACATCGTATGGATGTCCAAGCATGGATTTCTCGTAAACAAATCGGCATCCCTGAACAACAAGAGATCTTTGCGCTGCTGTATCGGCCTCAAAAACACGTATTCCGTAACCCGCATCGTTTACGGTTAGACCAGTAGCAACATCTTGTGCGTAGGGCCAAATTTCAGCTTTAGATAAGGCATACCTCCTGAATGTAACAGTGCCGGGAAACGCTCCAGCATATGATCCAGTAAAAGATTCAGGAATATATACTCCAACAGGCCCGATATCTGTTTGATTGATCAACGGATCAGACGGGGCAGGCCCACCCATGTCCATCATGTACACTTTGCCAAGCGTAAGAGCGTTTCCAAATGCATTAGCTGTTACAGAAACTGAAACCGTTGATCCTACTGCAGGCTGAACAAACGGGCCGAAATTAATGGCATTAAATACCGATCCAGCACCTGATGGAATAATTGTTTCAATTGGATTTCCTGTAAAAAAGCAATTGCTGTAATTCTCATGCGTTGCTCCAACATATGAAAATCCATCAACGGGTTGATCTACATCAAACGGAAGAACATTATTTTCAGGCATACCGCTGAAATAGACATTTTCACAATAGAAGTTTTTGATCCATCTAGACAAATTCACCGTTTGATTGCCACCAGTACTGCTCATGCTATGTGCCGAACCACGATTGTGCAGCATTTGGGTGTCAATAATTTCTAGATTTTCCAACTTGTCTACAAACAGGAAATTGTTGAACGGAAAAACAATAAACGGCATTCTGCAGTTCTCAAATTGGCATCCTTTTATGCTGAACAATTTGCTGTAAGTAACCGTTGTAGTAAAAGGACTCATTCGGATGCCGCCAGCGGGAGCGCCACCGTAAATAACAATGTGAGGCTGCTGCTCAAAATAAAGGTTTTCTACCCTGATGGTGTCAAAACGGGTGCAGATATATAGAATGTCTGTTCCATTAGATCCTGCCGCTGTCGCTGGATTCGCCCCGTTACCGTATAAACGCGCACCCCGCCCATCAATACACAGCTTCATTTGTGTATTTCCTCCGTAAATATTGAGATAATTGCTAACGCTCGTTTGACCGATTGTATTCAGTTGGCGCGTGACAAGCCGATAGCTTCTGCCGGGTGTAAAGACAACGCGAGCCTCTCCGCCACGGGAATTGGTGTACGCAATCGCGGCATTGATACAGGCTTGAATGGCTGCAGAATCGTCAGTTCCAGTTGTTCCGTTCCAATCTCCAACAGCGCCATAATCTTCAACACAGAATACTTCCGCAAATCGATCATCAACAAATCTAGGCGTTATACTTCCCGTAGCGACAATCGGGCCGATTGAGAGCGCTGGCAAGTCCTGCCATGAAAGAGGCGTTCCCGTTGTTGGGGGAGCTACAAGAACTTTTGGATTCGGCCCTGAAACATATGCGGGGAGTTCTGATGGAAAATTGCCCCAAAATGGGGTTCCTCCACCACCGGGAGCGATGAGCGATTTTTGTCCTGCGGCAGCAGGATAAGGCGGAAGCTCGCGGAAACTTGATACAGATGCAAATAAAGAAGCAATGTCTTGTAGAATGTAAGCAAGCCAAGCCCCAACGGTCTGTGTCTGACTGCTCCCTGTGGGTGTAGCGTCACTTTGAGTAACATCGATAACACTAGGAGGTTGGTAGCCAAGATTTACAATTGTAATAGCCGCTCCATTTGCAGGAGCAGTTGTAAACACAATATTAACGGGTACTGTGTTAGAAATGGTGTAAACCGTAGGAGGCTGGACTACTCCGTTTAGGTATACTAGATAGCTTGATCTAAGAGTGTTTGTGCTAGGTGAAAGCGCAAAGGTGGTTGTGCTGTTGTTTCCAGTATAAGACCAATACTGAAACGGTGAATACTGGCCGACAGTGTTCTGAAAAACTCGCATGAGATAGCATAGGAGTCCTTCTCCTGTTTCTCGCGGGATTGTAGGAACTTCAGCAGAAAAACTAGGATCACAAGGAATATCCCAAACAACCCTGCCTCCTGAAACTGTCTTGGTGATTTCGCCATAAAGCGCGTCCACCAAATTATCGATCAAAGACGGAACGCTTTCATGCTGAACCGTTGGATAAGGCGTGTCAGGGCAGCAGGAGTTTTTGTAAATGTTATTGTCGGAGCATGACATATGTTTGATCCTCGTTAAGCGTTTTCTTCAGGCAAGTATGGTTTGGTTTTTTGTCCGTGCAAACATTTTTCAATAGAACGGGAAAAATTCTGCTCGTTGGCGAGAGCATCCATCTCCCATTCCAATTTCTAGAATCCATCCTCCAACCATAGCCGAAAGACCTTTGGTCAGCATAAAAGGTGTCTGTCTTTGGAAGCAACCTACCTGTAATACAGATACGTTTCGATAGCTCGGAAGCCAATCGGACTTGTGATAGTTCCCAATAGCTAAAACGTCTGGTTTAGTTCCGCCCTCAATCTGCTCGACAATTTTCTGAGCGCGATAAGAAAGCGCATACGAAGAGCCTCCACCGGGGTGCAATAACCCGAATTTAATGCTTTTGCCATTTTTCATGGAGAAACTGATCTCTCCATGATCCTCGCCAAGGAAGATCCAATCTGACCGTAGCTGCTCTAGCCCTCCGCCGACATTGATTCCAGCGGCCCGTTTCAGGCTGACATCATGGTTACCAGTGATGAAGTGGACAGGGACGCCAAAGTCAGGCGCTACCTCGGCAAAGTGCTTGCTCTGAGCTTCCCATCCATGCTTGTGAGTCTCGTACTCTTGACCGCGAAACAGCCTGTGGCCCTCCAAGACATCCCCTGCGTGTATCATGGCCTGAACCCCGCGCTTGCGGCAGGCGTCAGCGTAGGCATTCAGCGCTTCCAGATCCTCGTATAACGAGCCGAAATGCGTGTCTCCAAAGATCCCAACCCTGACGGTATCATCAGGAATCTTGATGGCTGTTGACCTCTTTGTATTTTTGAGGTGCTCCAGAACGCGACTCATGCCGCTGATGCGTTCCTGACCAGCAGGAGATGCAATAAACTCTCCCTCAAACTCTTGTATGCTTTTTGGTTTCTTTTTCATGGTCAGATTCCAACTATTTCCTTCATCTGCTTGATGGTTTCTTTGGAAGCCCAATAAGAAACATCACGCAGCTTAAAGTGATTGTCCCGAAATTCAGGAAGATCGGCAAAACGCCTGAAATAGTTCGGAGGAACCCCGCAAACCAACTTAAACTCGTTCTCCGTCAAGTATCCGTCTCCCAAGTCATCGATAGCTTTTTCGATCTTGAGGCCAAAGTCATTTTCAACGCGAAAATGATCCAAAGAATGCTTCTTGATGCGTATCTTGGTTTTCGGTGTGTTCTGATAGCTTTTCTCTTCTGATTTAACGCCAAGAACGCTTCTAATAATAGCTGTTGGTATTGGCCGCTCGCTCTTGCTGAAGAACTTGCGGATGCGCTCAGGATCTTTGCAGCCTGTACGTTTGATATATGCTAGGACTTTATTTTGTGGATTCATATTAATATTCTGCTAAAAGATATGGAATGGTTTTTTGTCCATAACGGTTCATCTCTCCGTAGACCAGATTAATAAATGCGTCCCATTGGGACGGATATACGGTTTGACACCCGGCTGATGACGTAGATGTATAAGATCCTTTATGGATGTTAATCGCGGTTCCAACGCCATCGTAGTAGCTATCGGTTTTGGCGTTGTATCGCTTCACTGGTAAAGTTTCGCCCTGCGTAGCAGGGCGCAGGGCAGGATATCCAGCCCCTCTGGATATTCCGTGCCTGCCCTTTTTATAACGGTAAACTCCCGCTTTCAGCGTAGCAACGGCGGGTTTTAACCGTGATGGGTCGGTATTGGCATTGAATGATGCATACGCCTGTGGCGACAGGATGAAAATCCCGTCATCATATATGCCAATATCGTTGCGATTTCTCTCCCCCATCGAATTTTTGTAATAGCCCCTGATCCCCACCAAAGCCACCTGATCGGTAATGCCAGCCTTTTTCAGAAGCCTTTCGGTTTCCTTGCGGCTTTGCAGCGGCTTTGATGGGGGAACTATCTTCATTTGCTGCCTTTGCGGACTACGTTGATCAGGCCGACGAGCGACAGGCCAACGGCAATAATTTGACCCTGCAATTCAGGCTCAAGACGGACTCCAGCGGCTGTTGCAAGCATGATGAGTCCTCTCCAAGTCGAATTTTCGGTCAGTCGTTCCAGAACGGTTTGAATGAGTTTATTCATTTTGATGATGTAGGTTTGGGTTGTTGTTTGCTCCAGAGATAATCTATTGTTCCAGAGACGTTTGGCATAAAAACAAATTTCAGTTGAAGTCTTCCAAGTTTGCCAGAGTTTTCTCCTATAGGTGGAATCGGAATACTCGCACAAGAAGATAATGTAATAGCTGTAATAATTGCCAGAATGACAAAAAGAAGCACTGTAGCTGTCGTTTTTGGTTTCATCCTCCTGCGGTTAAGCGCCTTTCTACTCGCTCCATCATAGCCGTGTTCAGGCTGATGGTCTTGTGTGCCGTGCCAATAACTTCAAGCATATCCTTATTGGCAACTTTAAGATGATCTATGAAGTCTGAAGATTGATCGTCCATACGCTTTTGAAGCGTATCAAGCCTTCCCGTGAAGTATTTGAACAGCATAAAGGCCGAAAATAGGCCGATTACAATCAGGGCCACAAAAAGCCACCTGTCGCTTTGCGTCGAGGCTGTGTTTGCTACGTCTATGATGGCTTGAGGATTCATAACTTAAATTCTATGCTGGATTATTAGTATCTGCATCAGGCGTCAACTGAGACTGTATAGATGCCGCAATTGGCAAAAGAACTACTGCTGAATTCAGTCCTCCTGTACGGACGGCTGAGTCTAGCGCCTGCATAACTGACTTTGCTTGTTCTTCTGTGAGTGTAATTGATTTATTCATTGTTTGATGTTTGTTGAGATTCCAACCATGTCAGAGTTGCTGGTATGGCTGCAAGCACAGCTTGGAAAGCATAAGCCAATTCTGGAACTTCATTTATTGCGGGATAAAGCGGCACACTAATTCTTTGTACAAGAGATCCATTGGCAAGTTCTCCTGCCTCCGTACATGGCAACAATTCAACTGTAATGCTTCCGCTGCCTTGCGTGTCTGGCTGTATAGCTGACAAGCTGTAAACGTGCAGCTTGTCGTAGACTTTCGACGGAACGGGTTCCGTCACAATGGGTATTGGGTTGGTTAACATAAATTAGGCTGCAACGCACGGCACTTTGTAAGCCGTGCCAGCGGCGTCAAATAAAGTCAGCGTGTGGGTCGCAACGATCATCTCAGAGACGGCATTCTGGTGAATGCGGAGTTGGCCTTGGAGCGGAGCAAAGTCACTATCGTCCGCGAGGCGCGATTGAAGAACAGTGCTGTTGCGCTTCAGCGCGGGGAAACTTGTTGTGCTTCCTCCAAACTGAAGCCGATCAAATCCATTTGACCCTGCGTTTAGAAGTCGAATAACCCCGGACCCTATGTTGCCGAGCATAGATGAATTGCCTTGAAAAGTAACGCTGGTGACTACGCTTAATCCAGCCGAACAAACAACGGCTCCAGTTGTTGCGCCAATTGTCATTCGCGTAGTTCCATCCGTCTGAAACTCCAGCGCCCTCGCCGTGCCAGTACCAAGTTTCTCCGTGCCGATGCGGAGAATATTAGATTCCCACGCAAACTTGCCGCGCTCGTAGTTGCTGGCGTCCGTGTAGGTATTGTAGTTGCTAAACGATGCCGCCTCAAGCGGAGCAAAGGCACTATCGTCCGCGAGACGCGATTGAAGAACGGTGCTGCTACGTTTCAGCGCGGGGAAGCTGCTGGTTGTGCCGCCGAATTGTAGTCGATTAAAGCCGTCCAGCGCGGCATTCAGCAATGTTAGCACACCAGCCGATGCGTTAATTGGGCGCATGAAACAGTTGCCGCTCCATCCGATCAATGCCGTGGATTGCCCTGTCTGCTGCCCGAAGCCAACGGTTCCTCCAGTGCTAATGCCCATCCTCACCACCCCATCGGTCTGAAACTCCAGCGCCCTCGCCGTCCCGCCGCCCGATCCCTTCTCCGTGCCGATCTGAAACACGCTGGCGTTCCACTTGAGGAAGCCGCGCTCGTGGTTCGTGGCGGAGGTGTAGGTGTTGTAGATGTTGAAAGTTTGGGCGCTGGTGGTTCGGCGTTGGGCGAGAGTGTCGGCGGCATCGCGGAACAAAGATAAATCAGTTGATCCTGTTAAGTCAGTGTTAAGCGCCCACGACAAAGAATCGGCAGAAGCTATTCGTGGCCCGCTGCTGGAAACCTCAAATCTACTTGTGCCGTTTGTCACAAACGTCATGGTGTTGACTCCCCGACGAAAAAAGCCCGTGTCTGTATCGTCTGCAAAGAAAAACGATGGCAGCAATCGAGTGCCGTCAGCAAGGGTCAGCGTGGTGAAGGCTCCGGTGGCTGGCGTGACATTACCGATGGGCTGGCCTTCGACTTGGATGCGGCCAGACGCATTAGGGACGGATAGGGTTCTTGTGGCCCCTGAGGTTACCCCGCTGACATCCAGAGCGACTTCTTTAGTTGGGTCAGTTTCATTGTATACGCGCCAGCGCGAGTCTGACTGAACCTCAGGAAATGTTCCTAGATATTCCCAATCGTTTAAATTTCCAAAATTGGTTATACGAATATACAGCCCTGCCGGGTGTCGGTTGATCAGCCATACCCCTGTGGAAAATCGCACAAGATAAACCGTATTGATTGCAGGCGTTCCTACCGTTACAGGCAAGTCATTATAAGTATCGACCACTCCATTAATATACCCCCCACCGCCCCCTCCTCCTTGGCTGATTGCATACAAAGCAGAAAGCATTAAATGCCTCCATGTTGCCGTATCTAATATGGATGGAATAACAGACGGATCTACTCCCGCTGCAATAAGCGCCAACTTGCGGTATTCCGCTGTGTCCAAAATACTAGGGCTGCTCATGTATTCTTAAAGCGGGAAGCACCGTGACCTATGCACGGAGTCACCTGATAGGGCGGGGGAGCGATTGCTCGCCCCCCGCCGTGATCAAGTGACTTCCGAATTAGAGGCCAGTGGTGCTGGTCGAGCAGGGAAGCGGCAGTCCGTCAAACGGGCAGCGCTTGTACACGATAGCACAGACGTTCTGCGGACGAACGGGCTGAATTGCACGGCTGATTTGGTAGATGTGCTGACCAAAATCGCCATACAGGTTACAGTCGTTGTCGCGGAAGTAAGTCCATTCCAGTTCACCCATCGCGAGTTGCGGGGCAAACTTGAAGGTTCCTTCGCCAGTGTAGCTCTCAGGGACGAGGCGCTTGAACGCATCGCCAGCAACGACGAACATGACTTCGTACGGAGCGTTAACCCAAGCCGGGTTACGGCGCTGAGCAAATCCGTTGGTCACGGCGCTGCTGATGATCGGGTTGACAAGCACAAGGTTACCGCTGCCGTCGAATCCAGTGGCGCGGAGAGGCTGTTGGTCGATACCAAAAGCGAACCCACGGTAGCCCATGAATTGATAGCCAGAGATGCTCTCCTCGCCCAAGCGGAAGGAGCCAGTAGTCAGACCGATCAGGTCTTCCTTGACATCAGCGTCATTGCGGAAGTTTTCGATCTGGTCAGCGGACGCCATCACTTGGAAGAACTCTCCATCGCGGGTAGCAAAAGGCTCAGCAAGCATCTCCTCGCGGAGGAATGTGCCGATCTTGTACAGCGACTTGAAGTTCATCGGGCCATCAGGAAGAGCAGGAGCAAATTGGGTGTTAATCTGCTGCATATCTCCCGTGAGGTTCTGCGTGAAGGTTCGGGTGCTATTAACGGTGAATTTGATACCAGACTGAATCAGGTACTGATAGCGGATATCGGCATTGATGATCTGCAGGATGGTCTTCTCAAGGGAGACTTGGGCCTGCAAATAACTGCCTTTGAACGCAGTACGAGCCTGTTTCACGCAGACACGAGGGCCAGCGCCACGAAGGGTCTGAAGCTGGAATTGATATTCCGTGCTTCCGACTTGATCGGGGGTAGCACCAACGCCGCAAAGCGTAGTGTCATTCACGAAGGTTGGTGCAGCCAAAGAGGATGCAGGAACAGCCATTTCTTCGACAACGGAACGCACCACGTCAGAGACGTTAGGTAGCGTTCCACCATCGATTGAGTTAATATAGGGAGATTTGCGCGCAAGAACGCGACCAATCTGCCCAATGATACGATTTACGTCCTTAGAAGCGAAATTTTGAATTGTCGCTGTAGGGATACATTCATTAGCCATAGTTTTAGGATTTTTTAGGTTTTAAGGTTTTTGCCCCTAATCCCGTCCCAAAACTCTTCGGGGCGACATTAGAAGCGGTCAAATTCCTACGGGTGCAGGAAAAATACTTTCTCTAGTCGCACCCGGCACGTTGGTGCTTTGTTTTCGGCCTGTCTTGCAACGCTGATGACCGTTGCTGGTCGCTGCTATAACGGAAGCAGTATTCCGATCTGTCGCTACAACTAGGGATTATCTCGGCTTTTGTCAAGCGTCTTTTTTATAAGAAAATCAATGGGGGCAAAATCCCCGTCGATTGAGTAATGGGTGTCTTTATACGGCACAATAGAATCGGGAATATCAGGAGAAGTTTCTTGAACGGCAGGATGGTTCAGCGATGCAGTTATCCAGAACGGAGAAGATTGGTTTCCAATGAAAATGGCACTGCCTTCGATTAATTTTGCCAAGTCTAGAAGGTTATCCACCCACAGTGAGGCAACATGGCCGAATCGATCAATAAAATCCCCTCGCTCATCGTAGAGGCCCACAAATATGATGTCCTCTCGGTATTTCTCTACAATCTTGTGCCAAGGGAACTTGTCGTTTCTGTATTTGTGTGATCTACAGCAGATTATTTTACCATTTGTCCGCTTGTCTTCTTCAACGTCAATCCATCGATAGATGCTCGGCATCTCAATACCAAGAGTGCGCGACTGCATTTCAATAATTCCGCACTGCCCCCAATACTTTCTGAACACAGACACGTCATGGTCAATATCTGTCGGATGCATCTCATAACTGTGAGAATTTACATATGGAATGGTGTCCAGAAGAGGCTTCAAACAGTCATATTTGAAACCCTGCATCCAGAATCCAGCCTGCCGATCAAAGTCTGTAATGACCAGATCCCCGCCGCCAAGCGCTCTAAGAGACGGTAAAAAAGCTATAATGTCTCCGATATTTCCTGAATGGAGAAATCTGCTCATATTTGTTCATGGTCTATTTCAGAAACTCTATCATTTCTGAAGATTTTGACCGTTCCGTTGTCTTTTTTGCATGGAATACAAGAGGCAGAATTTCATCTAGTGAAGATGGCAGGCTCAAAACGTCTGCTTCGTTCCTAGCCAATCCGTTTTCCTCTAGAGGTTCAGCAATGAATTTTGCCAGCGCTGCAGAACAGTGCTGCTGCGTTGCAAAAAACAAATATGCAGGCTCTTTAGCTACGCAAAGCAAGGTTCCCGCGCTTTCTTTGCTTTCTGCTTCTGATGCCGCAAACCTGACATTTACAACATCGTAATCTGACATCCATCCGCCGCCTGCAGCGTGAAGCGCACACCACCTTCGGTATCTTGCAGCGACTTTGGAGTAATCGTCTCCAGTATTAGCCCCAAGAATATTTGCCAACTCGACCAATTTCTTAGTCAGCTTGAAGTAAAAGTTGCTGTTTTTCGCATGAGAAGTGTTCAGCATCACAGGTTCCCATCCCTGTTGTATCCATGAAGACTTCCAAGCGTTTGCACAGGCAAACTGCTCTTCTTGGGGAAGCGCCTGCAATGACTCGTAGTAGCCGTAGATTTTTTTCATCCGTAGATCTTATAGCCAACGTGATAAACGGGTAGGCCAAGGTCGATATGCGCTTGCTCCCCCGCTTCTTTCGCTCTTAGACAGAATGAGACATCTTCTCCCCGCTCCGCATCGAACTCCCTGAAATAATCGTAGTCATAATCAGGGGTTTTGACCTTCAAAGAGTCGCCAAACTTCTCGCGGATGGCGGAGAATACTTTCCTGTGGATTAAAAGACATCCAGTGGCAACCCAATCGACAGCAACAACGGCATCTTCGCTGTTTTGAACGCGAGGAGCCAAACTTGTGTCAGAACACATCAAAAGCCCGTTCTCCTGACGCCCGAAATAAGCGCCCCCCACAAGACTTTTGCCTGTTCCGATCAGCCTGTGTAAAACGTGCCGCTGGAGGGCCACTTCTGGCTTATTGCGGGACGGAGGAACCCAATATGTCATCCAATTCGGCCTGCCAATGCACGGGACGATATCATCATCGATCATCAGCAAATACTTGGCATCGGATTCCAAGAATTTTGCCGCCATTCGGTTCCTTGAGTGTCCGATTTTGGCGTCACCAAGGCACATTTCAAAACGCAACTTGTCTTTGCCAAAATCAAGCGCCATAGCCATGCAAGCCTGCATCGTGAGTCCGTTATGCGGCCCCTTGTAAAAGCAGCATCCAAGCATAATATCGCGTCCGACAAACTCACACCGATAAGACGGCGCTCCTTCTGCTGAGCGTGACTCTATGATAGGGTTTGCAGGCGCAGGCTCGGCCTTAGGCTCTGGAAGAATATCAATCTCCGCCAGTGCCTTGGCTTTTTTGGGTTTTTCTGGCTGTTGAGCCTTTGTGCTTTGTTTGATTTGAACCTGTCTCACTGGCACTGCTGCAGGCGTTTCTTCAATGGGTGCTGAAACAGGCTCATCAAAGCGCGAAACATCACGATTTGACGGAGGGGTTTCTGGTTGTTTTAGCGGAACGGATGATTGCCCGGGCCGCGCAAATGGATCGAAGGAATCCAAAGCATTTAGAGTGACTTGCGTATCAGGGTCTATGCGTATTTTAGACATAATTTTATCTATTTTATTCTGAAGGAACGCTTTCGCGTCCCTAAATTTATTTATGCTTATACCGATCATGCTCCAGCCTCTTCAAGACCAAGGTCAATAGCATCACTTGCCGACATTTTTATCCTATCGTTCAGGCTGCTTCCCTTGCTTGCGTTAGATCCTGTTACTGTGCTTTTTGGCATACGTGATGCGCCTTTGATTTTGCTGTTTTCGTCGTTTATGCGCTTCAACTGTGCTTCAAGTTTTTGCCTTGTTTGTTGTTCGGCCTGCAATTGTTCGACAAGGACGTGAGAAAATACCGCTGCAGCAGCGACTTCTGCCCTTTCCTGAGATGTTGTAGGCCACAGCGCAGATTCAAACTTACCAGCTAAGTCTGTTACTTTTGCGTTGTGTTTTTCAATAGCCGCTCTCTCTTCAGGCGTTGCGTTGGGATTCGGCTCGTAGAACCTTGCCCAAGGAATTTCTTTAGTGACGCCATCAATGTGCTGGTAAATCTGCTGTCTTTCGTTTTCGTACCAATTAAGATTGGCCTGACCACGCTTCACCATGAAATCTTCAACATTGTTCGCGGCAGTTTCGATTTCCGTCTGTTGAGCAGTCTTGAGCTTATTGATCTCTTTAAGACCATCCTTGAGCATTTCCGCATCAAGCATCGGAAGTCTATCGATAGCGTTGGATTTCCACCAATTCTGGTCGATTTTGTCTGGCCCCCCCGCTTTCTCAATCGATGCGATGACATCTTCTGAGGCTCCATGTTTACGCAACAGCCCGTAAACAGACTCTTTGGCGCTGGAGATCGGCTTTTCGTAGCGAGCCTGAAACTCTGAGTCATTTTTCAAGTCAAAGATCTGCCTGAATTTTTTCAGATCTTCATAGTCAGAGGGAATCTGTTGCTGCTGTTGTCCCGATTCCATCTGCTGAACCCGTTGGCGCAATGCTTCGGCCTCTTGCGCCTGACGCTTGTAAACAGATGCTGTCTCTTGGAGCTTCTTCCAGTTGTTCCTATTGGCTTCAGAAAGATTTCTAGGCTGCTCAATCGACGCGATTTCTGGATCGATGTCAGTAGCTTGAGGCTCTTGAGGAGTAGCCTGAGGCGTTGAGGGTTGCTGTTCTAAAGCGGCTTTAACCTCTGAGGCGCTAACTGGCTCTGGTTCGGCTTCAGGCTCTCCGCCCGTTTCTTGAATAGCCTCGTCCAGCAGCGAATCAATCGCCGCATCGGTATCGTCACCAATTTTGTCAGCATCCAGAGAAGGATTTCCAAATCCTGATGCCGCTGTTGGTTCTGGAACAATATTGTCTTGTTCTTGTGTGGGTTGTGTATCGATGTCTGTTGTCATAGAGTTTATTTATTTTGTATAGTCCCGTCTGGACGAATTTTGCCATGATGTTGCTTGGCCCAAGCATCAGCTTGTTTGACAGTATTGAAAGAAGGGTATTTTTTTATGCCATACTGCATTGCTGTATCTACAGCTTGCTTTGGAGAAAGTTTTTTTCCTTCTACCATCGTTGGAATGACATATTGCTTATCATTTATTCCAAATGTTCCAAGCAATACATTACTTTGTCCACCATCCTTGTTTTTTACATAAGGATGCTTTGTCGGAAATTGTCTATATTGTGCTGTGGCTCCACCCATATTATTTGTTTTTCATGGATTTTGCTCCACGGCATTTCCATTTTTTCCTAGAAAGACTATTGGGCGAATTCGGATCATTTTTCCAATCGCCTTTGATTTTTAGAGAACGAGCACAATATGCATCCCCTTTCTTTGTGCCGGGACGGATACGGTCTTTCCCGTCTTTGGCCTTTCCAGCCTGACCGTATTTCACGGTGCGGGTTCTTCCTGTGGCCTTATTGGTCACAATCTTCGTAAAACGCTTTTTGATCGTCGCCATAGTCTGCTTGTTACATCTCAATAAATTTACCGCTCGACGGATCAAGATTTTGATCAGGGTCTGACAGCATTTCTTGCACGTCTTTGACCGCTTTTTCGTAGCCTTCTTTGTATTTGGCCTCTAGCGCCACAGTCTCAATGGTTTTCCCATTGCAGAGAGGAATACGCGACTGAAGGACTTGCAGCAGCTTACCTCCAGAGCGTTTGTGATAGTCGCGCAACAGCGCAATGTCGGATTCTTCCCAATTCATTGTATGTATTGTTTTAGTATTTCGATACGGGCTTCGTTTTCAAGGCTAGGCAAGTGCAGCGCAAAATCTCCTTTTTGCCAGTGTGCTGAATTGCTTCTCGGATATTCATAAGCATCTGGATGGTATGAATTCAGTTCACGCTGCGGAACGTAATGGACAATACCAGCATACGGGTAAACAGATGCAAAATGCTGTATTGCTTGTTGCTCTCCATTGGGCCTATCCCCGAAAAGCGTTTTGCCATGCGTTTTGCAAGCGTAGAAGAATGCTTTTGACCAATCCGTGTTTCGGATCAGCATTACTCCCGCATTCAGTCCGTTTATGTCCGCTGTCAGAAACACGTCTGCAGCAGGATTTTCCTCCAGAATCCAAGTTATTGGCTTTGGATTTGTTATTAGAACGTCTGCGTCCAGCCACAGGACTACGCTGTGCTTTTGGCTTAGATGTTCGCTTATTAGGTTCAGTTTTTCCCATAAACAGTTTTCTTGATCGACAATCTTGGCTTCATGGTTCCATCCGTAGGCTTCTGCAAAGTTGACATGGCTAGGTATGGTCAAATCGGCCACAGCCTGAATATTTTCAGAATACAGGCTGATGATGGACTTCATTTTTTCATTCCCTTGGACAGAACAGCGCGATCAGCTTTTTCTTGCCTGACATCGCGGAAGTTGGGCTTTCCTTCACTCATTTGCTTGCGCGACTTTTTAAGGTTCGGAAGAGATTCATTGAATGCTTTTTCAAAATCGGCTTCGTAGTCAATCTTTTCAATGGGTTCCATCTTCTTCATTTTGGGCATAGCCATGATTTTCTGTTTTTTCATCAGCATATATCCTCCCTTGCCCGTACGCTTTGAAGGGGGCGCTCCTTTAGATGCTCTCATTTCATTTTTCATATAATTATCCTGCTGTTGGTGGTTTCGGAGGGGTAGCAACTTCGTTTACCGCACTCCATTGTGACGGCATATCTTCAGAAGCCAGTTTCCCAACTTCTTTGACTTGTGCCGACGAAACTCGTCTCGGTGCAGGCGCTTGCCCTGTCGCTGCGGCGGCTGCTGGCTGCAACTCTGGCGGCGGAGGTACTGCCATACCCTTGGTAAGGTGATCAAACGCCTGTTTGACTGCTTGCTTCATCTGCGAAATAAGCTGCGGGTTGGCTTGCTTGATTTCGGCCTGCTGCAAGTGCGTTGTGAAGTGCTTTAGAGCGCTCATAAACGGCGCAACCATCTCAGGCGGCAAGCTGCCGGGGGGCGCTTGCGCGATAACGGGGAAAAGTTTCTCCGCCATTGTAGTCAAGTGGATCACATCGTTGTCGCGAGGCGAAACCCCTACTTCCTGACCAGCAATCAGGCTTTGTAGCTCAATAACTTGCTGTCTAGTCGCCTCAATCGCCAACGCCTCGACCTGATCTTTCGGAAGAATGACGGAATTGGCGATAGATTCGCCAACCTTGCGGCTCCAATCCAGCTTGATCAGTTCATCCTGATTAATTGCGGGATTGCCCATGTAGCGCTGGATCAAAAGATCCAAAATCGCCTCTTCTTGGGCCAGCGTGTCAGGCAAAAGTTCCTCTGCGGACGAGTGAGCCATGAGCAAAATATCGCTAGGCGGCAAATTGCGCTCCATCATTGACAAACAGCATGAAATTGCCTCTTCGTCCAAGTGTTCAGGCACTTCATAAGGCACAAGGAAAGACGGAAGTTCCATCGTTGACTTCTCAAAGGCGGAAACAACTTCTTTGGTGGCCCAAACGGCATTCGGAGACTGCATTCGGGCCATGTCTAGCGCCGTTTTTAGCTCGGATGCGGCCTTTACGTGCTCAGGATGACAAATTCCGCGCTGCATACGTGCCACAGCCTTGGAATATTGCTTCACCCAACGCATCAGGATGCCCTCGCGGATCTGTCCTTCGATTGCGGCGATGCGGTTGACCTCGCTTGCGGTCTTTGGTGTGGAGCTTCGGCCCATTGCCTCGCCCGGGAGGAAAGCGCCGATCTGAATTTCGGCCAATCCTGAGACAAACTGGTCAAGTCTGATGAAATCTTCGACATCAGACGGCAAATTTTGCGCCACAACATCGTATCCTTCGGCCACATAGGCGATAGGATGCATGACTGTAAGCGGAGGAACGCCTGCTTTTGCGTTCGGCCCCTTCTTCAACAGCAAAAGACCACGCAAATACGTGTTGTCCACCACCAAGTTGCGAGCCTTATCGATAGCAATGTGCGTGTTATAGAGATCTCGCCCCGCTCCACGGGATGACATCAGCGAACCTGAGCCAATTTCGATAGCAAACAATGCAATAGCATCGCTCATGCGATTGTATCGATCCAACTGCGTACAAATTTCATCCCCTGACCTGTCGCTCATCAGGTATCTGGAGATTTTTCCAGTAGGCTCTTTGACCAGAACCTCGCCTAGCTCTACATACTTCGCATCATTTTCAAAAGCAGCGCCGTACGAACCCTCGCGAATCCAATCTTCATAGCGCCGTGCGTCATCATCCGTATCAAGCGACCTTCCAATCGGCGTTGCGTTATTGATTGCCTCGACAAGATTGTCGATATGCCAGCCAGCCAGCGCTGAAAGTTCAGGATCTTCCAAGAGCGGCAGCAACTCCGACACTTGGTAACGGCGCTTCCTTGCCCAAATAGGAATACCATCTGCTTCCTGCGGGGTTTCTATGCTGAAAAACGTGAAATCTTGGCGCAAGAACTCAGGCTTCCAATCGCGCAAGTCATCCCAACACATCGCTGTAAATCCAAAAGTGGTATTCTCATGGACAACCTGAGCGATAAGATCGTCATGGCCCCGCCATGCGCGAATACATTTTGTGATCTCTTCACGGAAAATCTTGGTCTTCTGCTCCGAATCAACGCCTTCTTTCGGATACTTTGTATAGGTAAGCGTAGGCGTTTGCTCAATGACCTGACGGAACGGCGGTTGAATGCGCGATACCATCGTAGAAAGAAATCCTGTAGGACGATTGCTTCTCCAGCTTTGTCCCATGCTTTCCAGCTTCTTTTGCTGATACGGCGGCTCATTGTTGAGCTTCTTCTGAATCAATTGGTTCTTGCGGTTACGCTCAGCATTTTGCTGCTTTAGTCTCCTGTAAGCAGCGTGAGCTTGCTGAGTATCGCGGAAAACCCTGCGAACCTTCAGGTTCTTCGGATTAACGATGTCGCTGGACGAACTTGGGCCAGCTTCAGTAATCTGCAGTCCAAGAATTTTTGGCTTGTCTGTCGCGTCAGTAATACGTGCTGCTTCGTTTGCATACGTGTCGGTAATCTCTGGCGGCAGAGGCTTAGATGTTTTAGTTGCCATATTTAGTATTCGTTCAGCCAACAATGCGGATGCAAGTCTGGTGGCGCTGTGAAGTGACTCTTATCGAAAAATATTGCAGTTCTATTGTCATGCCTTAACTGCCTACATCCTCCAAGAGTTTTGCTTGTTCTAGTATCACGGGCTTGTCTTAGGCCAGCCGAAAGTCTATCTGCGGCAATAATACACGATGTGCATCCTGACTTCCATGCCGCATTGTTCGGGCAAGCCTTGCAAATCTTGGCGCGTTGTTCAGCCAAATCATCCGAAACAAGCATATGCTGATTCCGTGACCCCGCCAGATTTCGCGCCCATGTTGTAATATCCTGAAGAAGTTCTGAAGATCGTGACTGAATGCTGACGCTTGTAATCGCAACCATATCGACGCCATGACAATGCGTGGGGTAATTGCTGCAAAGAAACGAGTTTACATCGCCTTCGACATCTCCAAGGGGCAAATGGTTTTCTGCCCTATAATTCGTCACTGTCTCGTAAAGTTGATCCAGCGTAATGGCGTCGAGCTTGACATCACTTTCGTAGTAATGCCAGCCGCCCGGTGGCGTGAATCCCCATATTGGTTTAGCCATAGAATTAAACAGGGATTTATGATCTATTGAGCAGGCCAGAGATTCGTCCGCCTTTTTTTTGAATAACAAATTCAATAAACGCTTCAACACGATTTGCAAAGTTATAAGTCTGATCCTGCGTTGTGCCAATCTTATAATCGTAGTTTTTATCCACAAGCCTGCAAATGCAGACCGTATGCTCAGAAAAGTTTTCCTCAAGCCATTCTGGCAACTTTACATGATGCGGAGCAGGACTTCCTTTCTGCCACATACTAAACGCAGCCTTATGATCTGGATTGTATCGGCTAGGCCAGACCATGCCCTCATACAGTTCCCAACTCGGAATGGTCACAACTAAATACCCGTTAGGCTTTAAAACCTGAAGCCAGTTCTGCACGGCAACCTTCGGATCGTGCATATGCTCCAAACACTGGCTCGCATGGACATAATCAAACCAATTGGACTCAAAATAATGATGCAGATTGTTCGCGTCTCCATCTCCCATGTCAAAGCCCCGTACCCCATCCACCGCAATCAAATCATCCCCTGATCCGACATCAATTCCGCTTCCGCTGAATACTGTCTTCCAAAATTCAGACTCCTTCGGATCTTCAAACCTTCGGAGCATCGCTTTGCTGGATTCGCGCATAACCGTTTGTACCTCACTCGCTAAAATCTACAAACTCCAAATTGTCAACGATTGTTTCTAGTTTCTTCTCAATCGACTCAGGTTTCGGCTCAGTCATTGTCGGTACTGCCCCTCCCCTTTGCCGCATTAAATACACCAATAAAGACAGGGAGTCCAAGGCGTCAGGGCTGCTCTGCCTTGTCCGCTTAACGTAATCGGCCTTGCTTTCCACCCTGACCAATCCCTTCCCGTGTTGCTTATAGCGCCTAGATATCGACTGCTTCACCACATCGTCGTTCTGAAAACTCGGCGCTATTTTTAGGAATTCAAACTCCACGTACTTGGACAATCCAAAGATCAGTTCGGTCACTACTCCGCTGTATAGCTCGTTTGCCTTTTGGCTGTCGTCGCCAAGAATTCGGGTTTCCGTAGCGGCCCAACTGTAGTTGACCCCCATCACTTCCGATCCAAAAAGGCTGCATAAGGAATCGTGAATGCCAGCACCGTTACCTGTCCTGTCCACACATAGCCAGTTCGGGCTGATCCGCATCAACTTGCAGAACTTTATAATCGCTGCCGCCTGCTCCAGTGTCGCCTTCTTCGGAAAGCTGATCTGCCCGTCCAACTGAAGGACGATCTTCGGCTTCTTGAAGTCAATGAACTTCCCGTCCCTCGGCGTCCACCCATCGCAAAGCCCAAAGCGCCCATGCGAACACAGCACCTGATCGTTCCCCTCCAAGGCCAAGTCAAATGCCGCCAATGGCACTACTGGCCCAATGAATCGCACGTTTCCAATGGCATTGTCCATCATGGCAGGCGTTATGATCGCCATCGCTATGCCGTCCTGCGGGAAGAAGCCGCGAGCCATCGTGTAGTACTCCGCCGTCTTGCCCCTCGCCTCGTAGGCCATGTAGCCCTCGTAGGTCTGGAACCCGGGGAACACTACCCGCTTCTCTATCACGTTCTCACACCTAGCCGCATCCAATCGCAAGATGTGCCACCCATCCCTGCTCTCCCACTCAAAGTCCTCCTCACAGTCCGCAGTAAGCCATCCTCCTGCTGGCTCGCATCGCTTGCCAAACTCGCTCATCCGATCCTTCGGGTTCGACGCTCCGAAAATCTTAATGCGTCCTTTTGCGCCCTCCGTGTCAGCCGCTGACAGAATGTTCTGCAAGCCTTCCCATACGCCTGCAGGAACTTCCTCAGCTTCGTCCAGCACAACATGGGTTCGGCTCATAAGCCCCCATTTCGGATGCGGTTTCCCTGCTCTCGGCGCTGGATGGAATCCCCTCAGCGTTCCCGTCCCGCTATCACCTCTCGGCACTGCCACCAGATGAATCCCGTTCTTGTCATCGTCATTCGCCTGAATCGACTTAACCAGTTCTTCGCCGCCCTCATACTCTGGCTTCACTAGCGCCGTTCTATAAAACGTCTTAATCGCTGCAAATACGTTCCGCTGTGCGTGAGCCTCAGTCAGCGAAACCACTTTAATACAGGTGTAATAAGGATCGCGCATCCAATCCAATAGGAACCATGCCGCCGCATTGAATGTCTTGCCCATCGCGCCTGCTCCCTGAATCAACAGCTTGTCATGCTCAAACAAGCAGCGCCAAGTATCCTTCGCTGATTGCGGACGCCAATCGTAAACCACGCTGCCCCACAAGATCGTTGCCGCTGCTTCAAACTGATCCTTATCCAACAAGTCCTGAACAAACTGCAGCACTATCGACTTCGCCATCGCTTCATCAATCGACTTCGGCATATTGTAGCCAACCGTTGCATTCTTCAGGATATGCGCTGCTGCATATAATACGCCTTTTAATTCATCGCGCTCCGCTTCTGCACGAATCTCCTTCGCCAACTTCAGAGCCATGTTGAGGCTCTTCCTGATCTTAGTTCTTTGCATCAAGCATAAGCCAGATTAATCGCAAGTTCTCCTGCAGCTACAGCCGTATTGTCTGAGTCTGCATAGTTCGCCGTCATGCGATAAGATAACCCTTCGCTCAAAAATAAAGGAATGGAAGGAACGATAGCAGTGGTTTGGTTATTATGAACAACCAACGTCAGAATAGGAGTGTCTGAAGCTGTCGGAGTTGTTGCCTTGTTGTAGATTTTTACAAACTTATTGTCGACGCCACCGCCACTAATATGGAAAACCGTGATCAACCCAATTGAAGCAGGCGCTGACTTCAAGACTGTGGCATTTGTAGATGCCGCAGACAGCGCGTGATGAAATAGCCCATATCCACTGGCATCAGATGCCTGCAACGTAACTGGAAAGCCATCAACAAGACATTCCAAAACAGACTGCCTGAATTTTGCTGTAGAAAGATTACTCTGAATATCGATGGTTGACATAATCGAAAAACCTATCAACCGATTCGCTTAGCGCAAGACTTATCAGCTTTAATTTTTCCCGTTGAGCAACACTGGCTCAAGTATCCAATCTAAATAAGCAGGCGTTTGTTCCCCTGAATAACATCCTTCAATGTTAAACTCAAAGAACTCTTCGGCCTCATCTTCGCTCATGCCCCGCTTCATAAGTATCTTTATACACTTCTCGCGATGGTAAATCGCAACGGGATTTCCGCACTGCCTTGCTATCCCAACGAAAGCCTCTTCAAACCCGTCAGCCAACATGATCGGCTCGTCCACGTCCATCAGTTCCTTGAGCTTCTTCAGAAGCTGCTTCTTTGTCCTGCAATTCATACTGCGTTTAATACAAGTTTCGTTGTGTATACTAAAGCGTCATTCTGTTTATACAACGCTAGTACCTGATCAATCAGCGCGATGATGGCACAGCTTGATCGCACAGCGGACAAAGCGAAAGGTTCGGCTCTGGCTTCTTGGCGCGATAACCATCAACCGTTCTGGCTGCAATTGCCAAAAGCGCACAGCAGGCAACCATGCCAATCAGAAACATAATAGGCGTTATTGTCGGCCCTCTCATGTTAATTAACTTGCTTTTCATTGCCGTCCTCCTTGTTTGCACTGACCTTCCACCATTTGCCTGCGGGACAATACTCTGTTGCCATCGCTGCTTTGATCTCCATGTTGCAGCCGCAGACGTTGCACTTGCCCATGCCTCTGTAACCTGTCTGGTCAAAGTCCTTGCAGCCTCGGCAGAAGTCCAAGCGCTTCTCTATGTCTTCGACTGAGGCGCGAGGCATCCCTGCAGCGACGAACACAGCGGCAGACCTGAAGAAGTTCTTCGCCATCTGTGCTATGCTTGGTGTGCTCATTGTCCCTTTATCCTCAGGCAAGTGCCATCTGTGTCCAATACGCTCATTTGACGTAATAGGCTGACGTTGGCGGATGATAGATCGACCTTGATCGTAGAGCTTGCTCAGCAACCTGTGTCGGATTGTTTGTGAACGCTCGCGTCCTGTAGCTGCCCCAATTATCGTAGCTCCAAAGCTGGTTTTTCCCTGACGGGTAGAGATAGACGCAGAATGCATGGCCTTGAGGCTTCGGATCATTCCACGTTGTGACCAGCACCTCGCTCCAGACGTTGTGCTTCCTCAGCCCTTCTCGGAAGGCGATAGCCGTTGGCAGGCAAGCGTTGATCTCTTTCTCCATCCAAGCCTCAGGGTTTTTCGGTGTGCTGACGCATGACGTGAGCAGCAACATAAGCAGCAGTATGGGTTTCATTTGACAGTCTCCTTGACCAGCAGATCCTTTGAGTTGAGCCTAGCTTCAGTCTCCTTGCGCTCCCTGATCGCTTCCGTCATGGCGTCCATAGCGCTCTGCGTCTTGCGCTTGTGCCATTCCAGCATCCGCTTGGCTTCGTTCAGTTCTCGGAACACGTCATTGCGCTGAGCTTCCATGCGCTTTGCATGAGTAGTCAATGCAGCGAACTCAACGTCCCACTCATCGTTAAGACCCTTTATAAACGCATCTGTTTCAGGTGTATCGCTCACAGGCGCTCCTCCTTCTCAAGAAGCCTCTGGTACATATCTGCAGCCTTCTCAAACTGCGTCCAGCTTTCTTCGGCGCGTTTGCCAGCGACATGGAAGAACGTATGGCAGCAGGCCATCGCGTCCTTGAGCCTGAGCTTCAGATCGTAGATCTCCAGCGTCAGGGCTAGTTCTCTGTCGGCGGATCGCTCTAAGGCGTCCTGCAGCTTGGAAAGAGGTGAGCCAGCACTGGTTGGCGAACGCCTCAGTCCCCCAACCTCAGCGTTTTGTTTATTACCAGTGCTGGCTCGTTTGTGCTTGATATTCATGGATTTATCCATATGGGGTATTAATCGATAAGTGATTATATTTGCCTATACATGACTGATCTTGTATTGTGTTATAGCGAGCCTATCTCCGTAAGCCCTTGGTTTTGTGCTTGTTGCAAGCCTCCATGTACGTTCTCAAGTTTATCAAATCGCGCTCAGCCTGCTCCCTGCCCTCAGGGGTATCGGGGTAGGTGCTCTCAAAGCGAGGCATGGGTAGCCCCTTAGATAGCCTAGCCCCCACGGGGCCATATGGGGTGCATATCGTCAGGCGGATGGTTAACTCAGGGCTACTCATGTTCTCTGTCCTCTAGCTGTACAAAGTCGCCATCGATGACTTCCGCCTCGACTAGCTCAGGGTGCTCGTTGCGGCTAGGCGTGTTGAACGTCAGCGTCAATTTCTGCTCGCCTGTGTGCTCATGCTCAATGCGATCACCGTAGCGCTTCGGGGCCAGCTTGCTGGATACCCATTTTAGAGCGTCTACGCGAAGCCGTCCGATCTGTGCGTCATGCGAGTTGAATGCCTCATCGATGATCATGTCGAAGTACGTGTCTGCCTGCTCGTCCCGCGCCTGCGTGTATTGGGTGCGAAACTCAGGGTACTTTTTAAGCCAACGGAGGACAGTTACCTTGTCAGGGAAGTCATCGTCACGGCAGATGGCGCGTAGTGATTCACCGAGGGAGATGCGCTCACAAATGACGTTGGCGATGTATTCGGAGTACGTAGAGGGTCTTCCGATAGGCTTTGCCAATTGTTTCTTACTCATGGGGTTGTGACTACAATATTGACAGGTTATGCGACGATGGTATAATCAAGCAGATGTGTGAGTGGGAGGCGATGATTTTTTACGAGCGGATGTCGATGATGGTTTCTTCTTCCAAGCGCGTTTTGACTTTTTCTTGTACGAATTGGAGTTCGATGCTTTCTGGATCATCATTCGCGATGAGTTTGGCATACCTGAGTTGATCGATGAGAGGTTTGCAGCCTCCTGCAAAATTGTCCAAGTCGAGGACATGGCACGATTTCCTCGTAATGCACACGATAGCGCGAGTGCGGCCTTTTTCTTTTCTTTGAGGAGGTGGCTCCAGTGTTTCCCTAGGAGTTGGTTGAGAGATGGAGTTAGGTAGTGGGGCAGAATTATGCGGATGTGCGGCGGTAGTCGGACGGGAATACGATCCATCAGGGAGTTCGGAGTAGCCGAGTTTGCGGAGGTCATCGAATGTCATGTATGTGAGTTAGAGTGTCTTTCTGAAATATATAGATCCACCACCGCCCCACGGGGTTTCGGGGCGATACGTTTTGTAGCCGCAGGAGATGAGAGAGTTGATGGAGGGAGGATTCCACGGGACGCAGTAGGTCACTAGTTGGGTTAGGCCCATGCGTCTTGCTTGGCGTTCACGCACGGAGATCAGGCGCTTTTGTAATCCTTTGCCGCGATGTTGTGGAATTACGCCAACGCGACATAGGAAGCCAAGGCCAGTGTTGCAGGCGTTCTGGCATGGGCGCAATCCTGCGTAGGCTACTGCTTGTTTGCCTCGCCATACGATCCACCAGATGGAGTCTGCCAGATCGATGCGATGATCTGTTGGAAAGCAGATTTCGTCTAGCGGCAGGACGGCTATGGGAGCCTTTTCCATGCGGATGTTGTACGTACAAGCCATGCTACTTTTGTTTTGTCAGGCGCATACCATAATCGTTCACAGCGCCAGAGCGAACATATTGTGAGTAGTGGGGTACGCGATTGAGTTTGTTTCGTTTGAATCTTTTGTAATCGACATGGTGATGCAGGCGATTGAAGCGCCAAGTAATTTCGGAGACATCAGGGTGCAGGGCTTTGAGCATTTCGGACTTCGGGCCTGTGCCTTCATGCGCGTAGAAAGCGTCCGTGTTGCCGCCCTTGAGGGTTTGGGTTGTGGCTTTCTCTTGGAGGAAGGCATTGAACTGACAAGTCACGTAACCGTCTTTGAGTGCGCGAAGGGAGAGGTCAGTGTCCTCGTTATAACGTCCTCGCCAGCGGTACGGCAGTGCGTTGTCTATGAGCAGGCAGGAGTATATGCGTGTATTTAGGACGAATGCGGGGAGGGGTTCCTTAGCCTTGGCGAAGAAATCGTAGTTGAAGCCAGCGATGGCGAGGTTGGTGTAGCGGTCTGTGAAGTCCTCAGCGGCAGCGAAGATGGCTCCATTGGTTACCTTGACCATGAGGTTGCGGTTGAGGCGATTGAAGGAGGCGATGTTATCGTCCATTACCCAATGGCGTTGATAGCCATAGAGACAGGAGATGTCCCAAGCGAAATTCCGTGCAGGGCCGGGGCCAAGCGGTTTGGCGCGTCCATGCTCATCGCACGGCTCATACCGTTCATGGTACTGCGGCGGCAGCGTCAGGATCTTATCAGGGTGTATAACCTTCGCGTACAAATCGTACTCATCAGGCTCCACTATGATGTGGTAAGGGACGCTGATCGACTCCAGCGCCTTGCTCGTCAGGCGAGAGTCAGCGCGTCCTTTTGATACTATATAGATAGGATAGCGCGGGTTCATGCTTCACTGGTCTGTTTCGTTGAGCATTTGCAGCGTGAAACAATTCCTGCAGAGCCTTTGTTTCCTGATGTAGTATCCTACTTCATATCCAAACTTGTTTGACTCGACGGTTTTGCATTTGGGGCAAGTGAACTTGTTATAGCACAGGATTTGTTTGATTAATTGATGTATGTGTTGGCGCATATATTTATTCTTTTGAGTTTGTGTATCTGAGATGTGATGCACGGCGGTGCTCCATTGCAGGAAACCACAGTGCGCGTTGCTTGGGGGTGATGGGCTGGCCCATACGGCGCGAGAATTCCTTAACGTCTTCCTCATTGCGGAAGCGCACGTTGATCACGCGATAGGGGCGGAGATCCTCCATGACGAATTCAGGCATATCCTGCCATTCTTCCTGCCATAGAGACGGGACATCAAGGAGTGTGGGGTTTTGCTTTGGGCTGAGCTTTTTCATCGATGATGAGGGGGGTTGATTCCTTGCAGAATTCGTCATAGGCAAGTTCGGCAGCGAGGTCACAGGGATTGCAATTGCCGTAGAGCTTGCCGTGAATGCAGTACTCTGACGTTGGGATTGGTTCTTTATCACTCATTATAGTTCGATTCGGTTGGTATAAGCAGCAGCGCCTACGCAGTCACTTGCTGTTTCAGCGCTGCTGCTCCATACATACCAAATTAGCTTCTAGAACGGAATGTCATCGTCAGCTAGTTCCTCTTCTTGCGTAGGCTTGGAGGACATGGCTTTGGCTTTCGCGTCTGCTTGCTTGCTGACAGGTGGAGCGATGGAAGTGCTCTCTCCCTTATCCTCAGCCTTCATGCGAGCGAGCAGACGGTCAGCGACTTCAGCCTTAGCCTTGTTGGTCAGGCTGTTGAGCCACTTGGCCCTGATCATCGTCTTGCCGTTGTACTCCTCTTCCTCAGTCACGATGATGACTTCAATGCCTGAGAACGTGTCGAGTTGATCCCAATCACCGTCCCAATCGAATGCCCTGATGAGCGTTTCGACGGTGCGGGGCTTGGCCTTCTCGCTGAGGTAACCGCGCCAGACGATTTCCTTATGCTGTTGCTCGCCTGCTTCCGTGACGATGCACGGGATGCGGATGAATGGTGTGCCGCCCTGCGTTTCGTCCAGCCATCCATTGGGAGGACGTTTGACGGTGCAGAGGAAGCTGCCTACTTGATCGATGTATTTATTGTCGTTCATATCGTTTGTTATTCTTCAATCTGATTGCTGTCTTGTGCCGCGACAGGTTCTGCAACGGCATCGGGTTTCGGAACGTGGGTTGTTGATGTGCGGAAGACGTGACCCGGGGGCCAATCGTGCGTGTTCAGCAGCGATGCGATCTTTGCCATTTCGCTTTCGATGTACTTGTACCAAGCATGGCACTGTTCGTGTTCCATCTTGAGTTCACCTTTGAATTCTTCAGGTTTCGTCCTGCGTTTCGCAGTCTTCACCATGAAGATGAGTTTGCTAGGTTTCGGTTGCTTGGGCATTTATTCTCCTTTTTTGGGCGCATACACCATCTTTTTGACGGCGAATCCACCACGTTTGTTTTTCATTTTGCTCCACGTCTCTGGATCGATTGTCGATTTAGACTTGGAGCGGGATTTACCAGCTTTCTTTCGCTTATTGATGTTCTCGTATAGACTCATACTTTGGGTTTCTTGTTGCTGAAGTTCTCCAGCAGCGCGAAGGGCGAGCGGCCATAAGCAGCCAAATAGTCATCGGTATCGATGACAAGGCCAAGCCTGTGTGCCGTATCTTCACTCCACACTACCTTTGCATACTTCAGGTTATGGGTTGTGATCAGGTGATCATGCTTGCCGCCACAGGATGCCTGCAGGACAAGGTTCTTGGGGATCTGGCCTAAACGATTAACCCAAAAGGTTAATGATTTAGTGAATGCCCAAAAGTGTATGTCAGGATTCTCCATGACGAAGAGCAGCCATCCGTCGAAGTATGTCTGCGAGAAGAAGTCTCCCGCAGTGTGGACGCGACAGCGTTTCATTCGCTTAGGCTTGGCGCGAGTGAGGATAGAACATACCTGATGCGGTGTCTTTCCCTTGACGGCTTCAAAGTTCGTCCAGAGGCGTTCACGCACAGACGGGTAGCGTTCAGTCACGGCGCTGTAGCAGCGGAATTCCTGCTTCGGGCCATTCCAGACTTTACCCGTGTTGCGGTCAGCGATGGCTAGGCACTTCTCAGCACCCGGGCACGTTGTGCCGCTAGGCAGCGACCATGAATACGCACCCTTATCGAATACGTACTGGTTTACTTTGGTAAACGCAGGGATCATGGCGCGATCATATCCTTAGTTTTGGCGCTCGTCCACAGCATAAATCGTCTCCTGCAAGATGAGTTTCGGGATTGGTTGGGTGTCAATCACGTAGGACGAATCTTCAAATACAACGCGATTAGTGGGCTGTATTGTCAGGCGTCCGTTGTCCAAAACGCACCATATGAATATTTTGTCCTGATCAGGAGAGTCGCTCCATCCATCATTCATATGGGTAGTGCTAAACAAATAACTGCCCTTATAAATTCCTGACTTGGTTTTGGCGCTCACCGTCATGCCGTCGAGCACAGGATCTTGCAGCATGACAAAGTCATAGCTGTAGCAATTCCATGCTTGTGAGTCATCGATGTTCCAGAACTGTGCGCCATCACGCCTGAACGAAATCGCGTGAGGCGGGATGTTTCGGTACATCATGCCGCCTACACGGAAGATGACGTTGATGCCCCAAGCGCGACCCGGTATAGACGTGACGCCTACCCACATTGCTTCCTGCCATCCGATAGACTTCTCATGCGTGAACGCACTGTCCACGATGATGTAACGGTGGATCGGGATAGATCCTATTTTGCAATAACGCATCGTTTGGGCCTTTCCATATTGATGGCATCTTGCAGCAGCCTGCAGACGATGCGGATGCGGTTGTTGTTTGGCTCATTCCCTGCAACTTCCTGAGCTTCTACCAACGCTTGTGTTACGAGCGTTTCGGTACGGCGCTTGCTTTCAGCGAGGATCTTGATCAGTCCGTCTGACGCATCACGCTCGCGCCAATCAAGCGAACAACAGACGATCTCATGCCAGTTGTTATCAACCTGTACAGACCATGACGTGCGTCTGCAGTCTGGCTCGCTGTCATCTTGTGATTTCAGGGGGAACCCGTAGTAACTTCCATCATATGTATTCATATTATTTGTATTGTATTATTGTGGAGAACTGTTGGAGGCGACGAAGGATCGGCTCTCCACGATCCTCCGAAAGCATTTGCCTGAATGATTTGCCGTCCGAATTGCTCGTAGCAATGGTTGGCTTTTTGTGGGACGTTCTATATTCCAGAATATCGAATAGCTCCAACTCAGCGCGTTCTGTGAACTTCTGTTTTCCTAAATCGTCGAGCAGCAGGATGCTGCATGACTTGCACTCTTGGATCACATATTCGGCTTTATTGCGATCCTCTACACGGGAATGCCATTGATCGGCAGCAAACTTGGCAAGCTGCGTAGCTGTCACGCCAAAGCAGCGCTTGCCTGCAAGAATATATCGTTTAATGAGCATCCAAGCAGCGCGGGACTTCCCTTTTCCAGCAGGCCCAACAAGGATCAATCCTGTTGGATTAAACTCCCAATCTTCAACGGCTCGCACGTATGGCGTATAGATCCGCGAAGGATCGGTATCCTGATAAAGCGGAGGACAGAGGCTGGCGAATGCAGCGAGGCGCTGAGCCTGTTCGTCCCGTTTCATCTGCTCCTCGTATGCTTTCTGCTCCTTGTCAGCACACTCATCGCACGTTGAGTCGAAGCGGATCTTGCGCGTTCCTACCATGAATACGGGAACTTCGTAGGGCTTGAAGCACTCAGAGCAGGCTACGGTTTCTGTCTGCTGTTGTTCTTCACCAATCATATTTGGAGTCCTTTCCATCGTTGGTCTTCTTGGGCTGCTGCTTGCCGTATGCTGGCTGCATTGGGCTACCATCGGCAACCCATTTTGTCTTCACGCGATTCAGCACTGATTGCCATTTTTGGATCGGACGATGGTTCCAATCGATCCATCCTGAACCTTCATGCTCCTCAAACCAATCCTTGGCCTTCCAAGCGGCTAGGCCAATACGGTCAGCATAAGCCAGTACATCTTCCAGCGTAGGCCACTCGCGCCCTCTCTCTACTACTATACTTGTAGATGAAGATGAAGAGTTGCCTTTAGGTTCCAACCTAGATGCCAAGGGTGGTTCCAAGGGTGGTTGACCGTTGCTTGGCGTTTGCTTGGACTTACGGCGCATTTCGGCAGAAACGAGGCCACCTTGACGGCTTTTCTCCAAGAACGTCTCGCGCTCCCGCTTGAGGGCATCGAGCTTGTCATGTACCAACACGCCACCAGTTCCTGAACCAGAATCCAAGGGTGGTTGGAACATGGTTGCAACCTCTTGTGCAAGGGTGGTTGAAGCACCCTTGCCAATCAAGCGGGCCAGCTTCACTGGATCGGCAGGGATGCTCCCGTGCTGCCAGCAGTACGATAATAGCCTGATATAGGCTCCCTCCTCCTCAAGGGTCATAAGGCTGACCCTTTGTGACCCTAGCCAATCGGCAGGGTAGAACATGAATGCGGGGGCTTTGCTCTTAGACATGGCAGACGTGGGCCTTGCCTTTGTAGACTGCGATTGTGGCCGCATGGGAGCGCTTGCGGCGGGAGTTGGTATATCCAACCTTTACTATGACGCCATGCTTACAGGCAGTCAGGAAGCGAGCGCCCATAGCGTTGTGGTGATGCGGGGGATCTCCGCAAAAGTCACGGACATCCTCCGCCGTGAATTCGGAACCGTTTGAGGCCATTGATGCGATGACGCCATCGCAAGCCATGACCCATTCGTTGCACGTATTGTCTGAAACCTTCGCAGCGCCTTCATCGCGTAGCCTGCGACCTTCTGAGTTATCGTATTTATTCATGTATTTATTTGAGGGTTTTGATCTTCGTTTCGGTCATGCGGGTTGTTCCTTGCTTGAACTTTGAGTCCAACGCAGAAGGCGCGTACCCACGTTTATCCGCCCATGCACGGAATGTTTTGCCATCTATCTCTCCGCCAAACAAGCCAATAATATCGTTTATTGACGCGCCCGTTGTCTCCGCCGCCTCAGCAATGACCTCAGCAGTGAAATACTCGCTGCCTTTGGTTGTGCTGATCTTCCAGCCAGCGACATCAACGCCTTGGCCCATCAATTCCTTGGCCTTGTCTTTGGCGAAATCCCATAGCTCTTTCTTGAACACGTTTGCCATCTTCAAGAACTGGCCCAAGCGCTCAGGACTGCTACTCACTTGCTCGCGCAATTGGTCGAGCGTTGTATCTACGCTCTCGACAACAGTGAGAGATTTTTCAACAGGCCCAACAATTGCGGGACAAGTGTTTCGCATAGCGCACCATCCGCAATAGTCGCATGGCGTTGGCTGTTTGTTCGGATCTTTATAAGCCGATATGATGCGGCTCACAATCTCCTTGGCCTCGTCATGCGTAAACTCATGCGTAACCTGAGTCTGGAAATCACAGAACAGCAGGATGCACGTCCAGTTGTCTACGAAGTGCGACTCCATGTTGCCCAAGGCATACGCTGCCATCTGCTCCATGTAGTTCCGCATCTGCCCCGTCTTGAGATCTAACGATATGGACTTGCTTGGGATGCGAGCATCCTCAGTGCCGATATGTTCGATGCCTGACGTTTTGACCTTCAAGCTGTCCTCATCAACGATGACCGTGTCATCCAAGGCATAGTCCAGCGTTGTTTCGATTGCCCACTGCACGGACGTTTTGTCAGCGGCAGCGAGTTGATCCAGCAACGCTATATTGCCCGATAAGGCAGCGCGATAGGCTGCATCCATGCTAGTGCCTCGCTGTGCCGCTGGAGACGTACCTCCAGACGGCTGATAGCAAGCACACGCTGACAGCTTCGGCAGCGATGAGTGACGCAGGCTCATTTCGTAACGGCGGCGATGAACTTTTCAGGATGCGCCAGAATGCGCTCACGGTAGGAGCCTTCAGGAACATCTCTCCACGTCATGCCTTCGCTGATGACGCCTTTGCTGATGAGGAATCCGTTGGCACTGCTGTCATGCTTGCCAATCAAACCCTCCACAGGAGCGTACCAAGGCTTGTCCTCGACAACCTCGACCTCGACAACCTTCACCTCTTCGACCTCAACCGTGACGGCATCTTCCTTGTCAGGAGCACTCGTCACGATCTCGCGGGGAAGCGATTTGGTTGGCGCTGAGAAGTCTGCAACCTCTTCAGGCGTATACATTCCCTGCAAGACTGCAGGGAACACGGAACGCACTCCCTCGCTGATGACGCGAGCGCGTAGCATCTGCCTTGGGTAGTTTTTCCAGTTGTCCTTGCCAGCGATGCCAGCGGATTTGGCGCGAGCCATGTCCCAATCGATGCGGAGCACTCCGCCCTGCGGGTGAGAGAATGTCGCTGCGACCTTCTCGTCGGTGTGGTCATGCCACTCAACCTTTCCGCCTGACTGCTGGAAACGAGCCAGCATAGCGTCAGAGCGCAAGGATGCCTTGCCTTGGATGATGTGGTATTCGCTTGCGATGCTGCCGGGGTGCTTCCCCTCAGCTACCGCCGTGATCATTAACGCCAGTGCCTGATCGACAGTTTTCATGCCGAATAAACCGCTCTTGGCGAATGCGATTGCCATGCGCTCCATTTCGGAGACGGACGGCATTTGGACTGCTAGTTCTTTGCTCATGTATTTATTTGCTTTCGTTTAGGTTGATGCCGTCCTGCAGCTTCGGTGCGAGAGCCTTGAGAGCCTTGCGGCTTTTCGGGTAGTACTCGCGGTTGTACTGCATGATCCAGCGGTTGGTTTTGTCATGCTGAATGATGCGGTTCATAATACTGAATCGCGTTATATCAGCGGTATTGCGTAGGGAGAATGTCTTCATCAGGCGCTGACGATGTTTCTCAATCGTCTTCATGCTGATGTTAAGATCATCCGCCATCTCCTTGTTGGTGCGTCCAAGTGAAATCGCTGCTGCGATCTGGCGCATCCTGTTGGTCATGGTCATTGATGTATTAATGGTGCGAGCAGTGAAGCCGTCAGCTACTCCGCTGCTCGCTGTGTGTGTGTTGATTGTTATGCTGACGAAAGTCACGGGACTAGATGGCCCTGAGGCTCTTGCCCTTGCACGTCTGTGCCTTCACCATAATGGCGAGCACTTCCATGCAGCGCTCCTCGTACTGGTCGAGGAACTCTTTGCGGCAGCGACCCTTGATCCACCACTTGCCGCACTCGTCTGCGAGCTTGAGTGCGAGCTTCTTGCTGTAGGCGCGATTGGTCACGCCGCTGCTTTTCGTTGCACGGGGTTTTTTCCCGTCCGCTTTGACAGCAGGCTTGCTGCTGTTGAGTTTCCGTTGGTTGTGAATGACTGCTGAATCTCCGAATGTCATAGGTATGTATGTATGGTTGATGTTGATGCTCATTGACTGAGCATGGGCAGTATCGCCCATAGCCGATTTTTGGTCAAGCATATTTTTTTCAGGGGGGGGAGGGATAACCCTCCAAGCCCTGCGGATGTGGGAGCCTAGGGGTGTGCGTACCGCATCGTGAATCTTGCCGTCCAGCACTGCCAAAGCATGGCCCCGTACGGTCACGTAGAACGCCCCCTGCGGGTTCTTCTTGGCAAACTTGCCTAGCGTACCGCTGCGGCACACCAAAGCGAAGCTGTGGCTTACCTCGCTGGCAACGTCCCTGACAACACGGGCAAAGGGGATGCCCTTGCGATCCTTGCGGCCTACTGCCCTCATGGCAGCATGGCAGCGTGAGTACGGCAGGCCCGTGACGGCACAGAGCGCAATCACGGTGCAGTCCTTGCGCTCCTTGAAGCCCTGTCGCTCGTTAGATATTGAATCCATGCGGCGGGGTTCCCGTGCGGGGGCTTTCGCCCCCACACAGGATGCTGGTCAGTTGACGAAGTGCTGCGAGAGATCCCACAGCTTCTGGTTGAACTGCACGTCCGCTGCAGGCGATGAGATGCGGCGGATGCCATAACGGCGATTACCACGGGAAGCCGTCTCCTGAACGCGATTGAAGACGCTCCACAGGTCGTTGCGGCTATCTTCCTCGCGGTTGACGAGTCCAAGCGCCGTGAGTTGATGCTCAGACGGCTCGTCCCAACGCAGCTTGGCAGCTTCGATGATGAAGGTCATCTCGACCAAGGGGTGCAGCTTGACGCTACGCATGGCCTTGATGCCTTCCAGCATTTCGGGTGCGCGTTGCACGATGGTTTGCACGGCTTGGTGCGCTGCCTCGACATTGGCTTGACGATGGATCAAGCGAGTCTGGAAGGCAGACGTTCCAGCGATGATGCCGTTGCTGCAAACGAAACGGAAGAAGCCAAGCGCAATACGCAGCGAGGATTTTCCGTCATGGCTGTTGATGATGACGATCTCAGGCTGACCCTCGTCGCCTGCGCTCGGCATGATGTCGTTGTGGCGGAGACGCACAACGTGCTTTTGGAAACCGCGAGTCTCGGCGCTGTTGGCTCTGCAGATCTCGACGCTGCGAGGGACGAACCCGTGCGGCTCCAAGTGGCTGATGATGTCGCGAGTCGATACGAATCCGTACTTGTCGCTTGTTGTCGTAGCAGCGTGACTTGCCTCAAGAGGAGTCAGTGCAGTGTTGTAGTCTAGGTTGCTGATCATTTTGTATGTATGGTTTGTTGTTAGGTGCTCCTTAATGGAGCATGGGCAGTATTGCCCATGCCCATGCTCCGCGCAAGGATTATTTTGAAGTTTTTTTGATTATTTCCATCCTCCTGTGTAAACCCGTTTCCTGCGGCCTGCCCGTCCGCACTTAGGGATTGGCTTTCCAGCAGCAAGAGCCTGCCTTGTCTTCTCAGCGGAAAGCCAAGCGGTCAGGAACTTGTGGTCTTGCTTGGTGATGGATTCGCCGTCCTTGATGCATTGAACAAGGTAAGCGGCAGTGCCTGCTTGTTTATCGAGTATTGCCTTGATGTCCATATTTAGACGTTTGTGATTTTGCGCTTGAGCGTGAACTGTCCGCTGTTGTTGTGCCGTCCGATTCCCCGCACGATCCCGCAATTGGGGATACTCGTCAGGAAGTAGGCAAGGCTGAGCACCTCAGTCTGACGGGGCCATCCGCCAAGGCTCAGGTAGCTGAACAACGTGTCTCCAAGGTGCTCATGGCTAACGGATGCGCGGATGTGCTGCTTCTTCAGCGCCTCTTCCAAATTGGAGATGAGGATGCTGACTGCTTGGTAATAAGCCTCAGGGCTTAGGTCTGTGTTTTTCATATGTATGTATTTATTTTTGCGGGGCGCTGTTGGCGCTCCATGCCGCCCTGCGCTTGGCAGGGCGGGAGGAACGTCACTTAGTGGGCCAATTCAGCCCAATCTTCGTTGCTGTGGCCCCAATCCTTGAAGTCATCGCACCCGTCGAATCCTTCGTTGTAGGCCATTGCCTCCTTGGAGGTGAGTCTGGTGATCTCGTCGCCTTCGTAGGACGCACCAACATAGAAGTGCGGGTTCTTGCTGCGTCCGTAGTACGCATCGGAGTGACCCCTGTCCCAAGGGCTTCCGTGCTCACGATCCAGACGCTCAGGAGTGCCGCGCTCTGCGACCATCTCGGCATCGTGCTTGTCGATAGCCTTGAGGATTTTCGCCTTCGCGGTTTCAAAGCCCACCTGTGGAGCGTCTTCACGCTTCACGTTTAGCTCCTCCTGCACGTTGATGCGGTCAGCGGGATAGGCAATCCTGCCTTCGTACTCCATTTGATTTTTTTCAAACTCCGTTTGATAGTCAGCGCTGACCTCTTCCCACTCCACGGGGAATTCTTTGTACCCAATGCTGTTGGAGCAACGTGCAGCAACAAATGCCACTGCGTCTTGGATGCGCTCCAAGCCAGTGATGATGTATTCGTGTCCGCCTTTGAACTTCCAGTAGGCGTTGCCGCTGGAGAAGCGCCCGTCTTTATCGTGCGCTCCGTAGTTCTCGATGGTTTGTGTTTTGACTAGGTATGTATTGGTGTATTTATTCATAACAGGTAGGAGTATTGCCCATCCCCCGCCTGCCGTCAATACCTATCTTTAAAGAAATTTTACTCTGTTAAATGCCGATTTTGGCAAAAAATTGGGGGAGAGACTTTCGCCTCTCCCCCTTGTTTGCCCACAGGGCAGTTAGCCCATTGCCCGTGCTTATTAAGCGTCAGGCTGCACCACTTGCAAGTCTGGATTTGCGTTCTCCTCGCTCGCCTTCTGAGCCTGCTCGTCAGGTTGCTCAGCAGTGTCTTTTGCAGTCAGTTTTTCAAGCAGCGCCACAGCGACCATCAGGCGCATGGAATGCAACTTGGTCTGCAGCAAAATGTCTTCAAAGACTGCTTCGGGAGTTACTTCGTCCATGTTGATTTGTCCCAAAACAGATTGGACAAGTTCTTCTGGAGTTTTGGGTTGTTCGTTGGTTTGGTTTTCTTCGCTCATTCTTGTTCTTTCGTTTTAAGAGACTCGGTAATTTCAATTTGCTCGCGCAAACGCGCTTCGCGCATCATGCGTAGTTGTTCTTTCAAGAAATGTTCTTCTGGAGTTAGAACAATTCCTTCTTGATTAGTGGTTTCTTCACTCATGGGTTTAGTTTGTTTATTTTTCTAGGGAATCTCGCTCAACAAGCATCGCCGTAGCCAATTCGTATGCCTTGCGGGATACGGCTTCGTCCGAATAGTTGTCCTTGAAAATGCCAGCAAGCAAACCCTGCATTGCCATTCCCGCGAGCCAATCACGGATAGCCATGCCGCTGTTGGGCCTGATAGCTGGAATCTTCCCGTCTCCCGCGAAAGCGTTGACAGGGAATGCTGGATGGTTGTTAAGGCGAGCCATATCTATTGATGTCGTTGATGCGTTCATAAATTTATTTATAGGATTCGACGCTATGCCCTCGCGAGCATCAGCGCAAGAAAATAGCGGGGAGAGGAATTGAACCTCTGACCTCTTGGTTATGGGCCAAGCGAGCTACCACTGCTCCACCCCGCAAAGTGTTATTTAGGGACTTTCATTCTTCTACCCCTACGGCTTCCGCCAGTTTTTCGATGTTACCGTTGTCTAGCTCGTAAGCTAGAGTGACAACATCCCCCTCGTCGGTTGTACTCGGATCGTAGTAGATCTCGCCGCCAATGTACGGGACTGCCTCCCAACCATCGGGTTGCTCGTCCCATTCTGAAAGCAGGATGTCCATTAAGGTATCTTAATCTCTGGAAGAGGGGTTTTCAACATTGAACCGACAACATCATTGTCAGTCACAGGCTTGCCTTTCTTGGCATTGGCAGCAAGTTTTTTATGCTGCTTCTCATAGTTCGGGAAGAGCTTCCTAAGATGTGTCGGAGTCTTAATCAGGAAGTTATTGCCGTTAGCAGGCCCAAGCATGACCCAAGGGTAGGAGGGGTGGATTTTGAACTTGGGATTCTTCAGAAGTTTATCCCGCATCTTTTTCTCCGCTGGAGTCATGGCGGCTTCCTGTTTTGGATTTTTGCCAAAGTAAAGGGCGAAAGCCTGAGGATTTGCAGATAGCTGGATTATTGCCACGGCTTGCCCCGTTGTGGCATTGATCATGTCTTCGGAGTCCTGCAGGGCATTGACCACATTCGGAAGGTCAGGAATGCCAGAAACTGACTTAGTAGCCTCGCCCCTTGCCGTGAATGAGTACCCCAAAAACTCCTGCAGGAAGTTTTTGTTCGATCCCAACTTCAAGAGGCGCTTAAACCACGGTTTGTTCTTGTGCTCATTGTAGACCCTCAGCGCTTCTTTTTTGGCGGTAGCCAGCAGTTGGGGATCATTCTTGGAAACGCGATTCTTGATCGGAGTTAACGCTCTGTTGAAGGCAATGATTGCGTCTTCTTCAGGCGTATTCACAGGGGCAGGAATCGGATCTTCGCCTTTCTCGGCGCGTATCCTGTTCTTTGCCCCACGTCTTGTGGCGGCTTTGATCTTTTGCGCTCTTAGGTTTCCAACCTCCAAAAGTACGTGAGCCAAGTCTTTTACCCAAGGTTCCAATTTCCCTGCTTTGTCAAAGGCATCAACTTCTTTGATGTAGTCCGTACCGAAAGCAATGTTGGATCGGTGAGCATCATCCGCCATGATTTGCACGATGTGGTATCCATCGTCTACGTTGGGTAGCCTATTACGCATTCCGTTCACTGGCCCAAGCCCAAGGTTGCCCCAAACTGGCTTATATAGAATGCCATCTGGCCCCATCACGGTTTCCTGATTGGACTTGAGGAATTCATGCATCGGGCCACCCATGTCCTTGCCAAGGGTGTGATGCCTGTCTGCCTGCACCATCCCAACGCGCTTGCCGCTGATGTCGCTCAGATCTTTGACAACAGGGTTAACCACGCGAGTAGGGTCTACTTTTACAAGGATCTCAGTTCCAGTATCGTCAATCAGTCCAGCGTAGAAAAATCCACGGGCTGGAACCTTCTTCGGAAGTTTGACTACACCTGTCTTTGCAATTGTGAAGTCAGCCACAGGAGGATTCTTGCGCTTCGGAAGAAAGTTCATGTCTGGATTCTGAACATCAAACCTTTGAGAAATGGGGATGACGCTTCCATCAACATCATAAGTAACGGGATCTGCTCTTTTAACCTGATAGTCGTTAAATAAAATATATGAATCTCCCTTACCTTCAAAATCGTTTTTGTATACTAAACCGTCATATCCTTCTTTAATTGCTTTTGCGATTATTGGCCTCCAAGACCCTCCATCTTTTACGCGCTTTATATAATTTGCTTTTGCATATAGAGGAATAATTACCCCGTTGTCTTCCTCAACTCCACGTAATTCAAGAACCGTTTTAGCTTGTTGTTCTGTTCCAATATGAATTCCTTCTGGATTCCATCCTTGACCCGGGGGAGTCATTACATATCCCGCTTGAGGGTGAGTCGATAACCACTCTCTTATTTCTGGTGATGCGTTCAAATCATCAAATACTCTGAACTGATTGTTTTTATAAGTTCCATGAAATCCTTTGATGTTATATCCAGCATCTTTTGCTGCCTTATCAACTATCTTTTGCAACTTGTCCTGATTTGCTTCGGGATCTTCGGCTAACTTCAAATAGTTCGCATCTTGCTTAGGCGTAATTCTTTTCGGAAGGAACCTTGCATCTGGAGTCGCTGTTTGCGGGGGGACATATATGTCCCCTTCTAGCGTCCAACCTTCGGGCATTTTTACATCAAAAGGGACTTGGTCTACTCCAAAGCGGAGGTTCTTGGAGATAGCCTCGGCTGCAACATCACTTATCCTTGGATCTCTTGATTTAGGAGAGCCTTCTACGGGCAGATTCCTTTCGGGCAGGAACCTAACGTCAGGATTCTCGCGATTGAATCGCTGACTCAGGGGGATTAGCTTTCCTTCATTATCGTACGTAAATGGCTCGGCAGATTTGATCTGGTTTGGTTCAAAAGCAATGACGTGATACGTGTCAGGAGTCATTCCCTCCATTTGTCGGCCAAGTTTTCTCTGAGATCCAAATTTGGTGTCCACCGTGTTGTCAATGATCCCATCGTATCCAACTTCTTGGAGGATTTGGCGAACAACTTCTCCAACAGCAGAATCTCCATTTTCATCTACAGCGTCTTGAAGGGCTTCGCTATTTTTCAATAGCTCAACCGCTTTTGAAAGCGGCATCCCATCAAGATCACCGTCTTCAAGCAAACTTCGCACTACCTTTTCCGACGAATCTCCAAAGGTAAATTGTGGAACTACATTACGAATTGCCTCAATCATCTTGATGGCGCTTCCTGACTCTGTGTCGGTCTGCTCATCGTAATTGTATTCAAGCCTGCTTTCGTTTTCTCCACCTAAAATTGCAGGGTTCTCAAGTCGAACATAAGTTCTTAATGTTTGTTGACCTCCGCCAGAAAGCTGTTTTTGGGCAACGGCTTTTGCCAATGAATGCTTTATTGAAGTCAAAGAATCAACGGGCAACGATCCATATGGTTCAACTTTAAGCGACCTAAAATCAATTCCGTTTTCTTCTGCAAAGTTCTGAACCTCTTCGATTGTTTTAGATTGAACCAACCTGTTGTCAAAAATTTCTTCAGCTTTTCTTTCAATCCTAGAAGTCAAATCTGGCCCCTCGCCTGCGTAATTCTTTTCTGCGTCATTTAGGTTTGAAGTAAAATAAAACCCTTTTCCTAAATCATTTTCTACATTGCTGTTGACGGTATCAAATACAGTGAAGTTATGAGTTGTCCCATGATACAGGGTATCGTCAGATCCCCAACCAGATGTTTTGGCTTTTTCATCAATCAACTTCTGAGCTTCTTCTTTTGCCGATTCATCGCCCTTCTTATACTTGGCCTCTAGATCAGCATAGTTTGCATCCAATTTCTTAGCAGGAAGGTAGCGGATATCAGTTGTATTCTGATTGAAGCGCTGTGAAAGCGGGATGACATTGCCTTGATCATCTCGCGTTATAGGGTCGGCCAGTTTGATGAGAGATGGATCTCTGACGGATATGGTATCCATCGGCCCCGTGGAGTCCTCCTGAATCATCATTGCGTCATACTTTTTGAATACAGCGTCCGCCAAAGGTTTATCTTCCCAAATGAGGTATCCTCCCTTCTTCACCAAATCCATTGTGTCTTTTGTTATTTCAGATTCGGAATCTACCCCAAGGCGTTTCAAAAGTGCTGGCAAAACATCTCGATAGTCTTCGGCAGGATTAAATATTTTGTCAGTCTTCAAATATGCCCTGACAAGTCTCGTTCCCATCTCGCGCTCGGCTTCAAGCCAAGTCATTCCATCTAGATTGTCCCTTTCAAATTGCCGTCCAGCTTCAAGATATTCTTGTGCAGCCGCATCCATTTCTGGAGTGTTTTCACCCCATTTTCTAACATTCGGGCCAAACCTTTCATCTTGTTCAAACAATTGATTGACCAGTTTATTAGATTCTTTCTTAACTGCTTCAATACGCTGAAGAACTTCATCGCTTGGCTTCCTATTTTTTGCCCAATTTTCAGAAAAATCACGGGACTTACTAAAGAAAATCAGTCCGTCAGCATACCTTGTGGCCTTGAATTCATTAAACGCTTTCTTAGTTCCATGCCACCAATCCATGACCGTGTAACCAGCCGCTCTTGCTGCATCGTCTACCAACTGCTGCAGCTTGGTTCGATTCTTTTCTGGTTCTTTGGATAGGTTAAGATATTCGGCATCTAGCTCAGGGGTGATTCTTTGTGGCAGGAACCTTGCATTTGGATCGCTTGAGTCTAATCGTTTTTTTTCTTGGGCTTCCAAGGCGCTTGCCTCAAGCCTGTCATCATATCGATCCGTTGGAGTGTATTGCTTTGCCTTTTGTGCCTGAATCAAAGCATCTTCTCGGTCATAGAATTTTCCCGCCTCATCTACAAATCCATCAGTCATTCCTTCTGGAGAATTCCAACCTTCACCAGAAAAATAGTCTGGCTCAGAACCCTTAGGAACTCCCTTAAAAGCAGATGCAGGGAGTTGCTCATATATCAAGGGATGGGCAATGCCAGTATAAATCTTGCCAGTTTTTTCGTTCCTGATTGCGGCAGAAACAATTCTAAGGGGCTTCTCATCTTCTTTTGTAGACTTCGGGATGCGTTCCATTGAGTCGCTTAACTGAACCTCCCTTGAAGAATCTTGCATCGTGTACGGAACACGCTCAAACCCGTTACGGGCATACCAATCAAACAATTGATCGGTAGATAGCCCTCCCTCGTCTTGAGGATCAACGTCCAGAGTCATCTTGATGCCCTTAGCATCCGCTTCATCCGTGATTTCTTTCAGGACACGCGAGGCCAGCCCCTTTCCACGTTCGGCCTCAGGAGTAGTGATGAAACTGAGCCTCCACGTATTGTCTGACGATGGCCTGAACTCCAGAGTGACGTTCCCCTCAGGGTAGGTTCGGGCCATGAATCCATTTCCAAAATAGAACCATCCCTCCTTGCTGACCAAGTCCTCCCATGATTTTTTGGCATCTTCGCCAGTGGTTTCTTTTGCTGCTAACTTAATGCGCTTCGGAAGGAACTTCTGTTCAACTCCTCCCTCTTCATCCTTTGGAGGCTCAATCGGCTTAACAAGTTTGATGCCCCCTCCCATGTCAGTGACATCATTAAATTCTGGATTTAGAAGCTGACTCATGGCTTTCGCCTCGTCACGTTCTGCCTGCCTCTCCGTCTTGCCCATCGTCCTCATGTAGAGGGTGTCCATTGTCTCAGGAGAGATATCGACAAAATCAGACATGACCTGAGCAGCGTTCAGGATGTCGTTGTTCGGGCTATAGCCGGGGTTGTAGCCATCAGGGAATGTTCCTGCGGGAGGATGCACCGCCGCCATTACGTTAGACATATCCAAAAGCACCTCGTCAATCGGACGCTTCATGCCGCCATCAAAGTTACCCTTGAGCACCATGAACGGATCAACATTGTCTCCAGTGCGCTTGTCCTTTGCGCTAATATCAGGAAGCGAGGCAGCAAGATCCGAAAACAAGTCCATCATGTAGGACATTGCCGTCTTATTTAGCTCAATATTCTTCTGAAGGCTTGCCGCCCTCTCTGCCGCTTGCTCAGGAGCCATCCCTTCGACTTGTCCATTTTCAAGTTTTTCGATGAAGCGCCTGTAGAGCCTCATGTAAACGTCAGGCTCAAAGTCATCCAAAATCCTGCGAGCAATAGTTGTCAGGTGAAAAGACCTGTCAAAACCGCTCATATTAATGATGGGGTTTCCACCGATCCGCATATTGACCAGATCCAGCGCCCCCTCCTCAAAGCGGTCTTTACGGCGCAATACATCGTCCTCTGGAAGGTCTTCGGGACGCTCAAACCTCCTAGAAGGCAGGAACCCTTGTTCTGACTGAGGGTTGTTGGCATCTGTCAGACGGTCTATGGAGTCTACCCACTCAATCCATTGCTGCTCCCCATAACGGCTTTTCATTAGGTTCACAATGGCCTCTTTATTATAACCGTATTCAATGGCCTTTTCGCCATTGGCAAAGTTGATGATCCACCGTGTATTGAGAGCGTCATCCAACAAATTTTTGCTAGACTCCATATCGCGGAATGACGGAGTTTTTGCATTTTCTCTGGCCTCTTGTTCGTCAAGTTGATCCTCAAGCGAAGGAATCAGGCGCTCAAATCCATTTGCTTTCAGGATGTTTTCCCATGCGCCTGCCTCATATCCCTTGCGGTCTGTACCTACAACAGGGGCTTCAATGGCCTCAAATTCATCTATGGGGAGATTGTTGTCCCGAAACATCTTATCTAGGTCTGCATGGGCCTGTTCAAAAGTTTTAGACGCAGGCTTTGTTAGAAGCTGTGAGTCTTTTGCAGATCCCCCGTCGAAATACAGGTCAGGAACAAATGCGCCCTTACCGTCAAGCCCCGCCACAACGCGAATCTTGGCTAAAAACTTTCCTTCTATGCCCTTATAGGTTCCATCAAATTCAACCATAGAAACTGGATCGCCCGAATACCTACTAGGCAAGTATTGCTGTTGTCCTGCAGTATAAAGTTTCTCAGGGGCTTCTTGGTCAAAAACATTCTGCCGCCCCGCATCAATCTCTCGGCGCGGAAGAAAATTCTTTTTTACCAATCCATAGGATATTGGCAATGGTTCAAATCCGCTTTCAGCCAGTTCTGCTATATGGTCGATTCGCACTGACATAATAGTGCGGTCAAAATCAAGTCCCTTCGGATCACCCTTCCTGCGGGGAGTTTGCGTTCTATCAGGATTTGCGCCTTCGGTTTCTTTGTCGAACAAGTTCAGAAAATCATTGAAGATATCTCGCTTCTTTTCGGCTACTTTAGGATCAGCATCTAGTGGCTTTGCTTGGGCGATTATATTTCCATCAGCATCTTTCTTAACTGATATATTCCCTGATTCATCGTACCCGCTTCCGCGCAAGCCTTTTGACAGGTTATCAAGAAAAGATTGCGCGAATTGCGTGTAAAACGCCTGTTTGCTCCCCTGCCAAAGTTGCAACCGCAATGGCATTCTTTCTGCCCATGCGTCCAATTTGCCAAACAGCCTTCCCGCAGAGACTGTAACGACTAACAAATTGCCTGCTTTAGACATCATCAGCCCAATCGGGACTAAATCGTAGATCTTCGGAGAGAATGCCACATATTCTCCCTTGTCGTTCATCATTGGAGCGTAGTCTATCAAGACCCTTTCTCCTTTTCCGCGACGAATAACATCATTCATCTGCAGAAAATATTCTTTCAAGCGCTTAGGAATGATTGATTCGGGCAAGTTTTTGATCGCCTCAATCTGCATATCACTCAACGTCCCGCGATATGTTTCGCCGCCTGCTTTAGTAGGATCAAATCTGTTTGGAGCACCGTAATCAGGCGTATCAAGCGCCTCGTTAATGTATCTTTTGCGTAGCTTTGCCAGCTTTCTCGCCTCAAGTGGGCCTGTCCATTTCGGGCTACCATCAGGATTTGTAGCAACGCGCCCCCGAATAGTGATTTTAGATCCCACGGGAAGCCCCGCCGTATTAACTTCAGAGGCAATCGGCCCGTAAGTTTGTCCAATTGACGCAACGCCAGCATCAGAAACTCCCCACTCCCCTTCATACACCATCAAATCATTGATAATTTGTGGCTCGCCAATGACTTTCCCGTCTGGCCCTTGGACAACCGCAACAACTTCGCGCTTCACTACTGGCTGCATCCATCCAAATCGCTCCAGAATCCCTCGGTTCTTCGTCTTCGATAGCTCAAGTTTTGTAATTTTTGGAGCGGCCTCTCCCTGAATGGGACTGCTTATCTGACCCTGCAAGTCTTCTAATTCTCGCAGCGCCTTATCTGCCATTGCCTGAAGTTCTGGAGAAAATGTGAGCCTGCTTCCAATGCCATAGCCAGCCAATCCGCTGCGTAGCGTCCGCACCATGTTGCGGAACTCGCCCATTTTAAAGAACGTCAAAGCGTTTTGTATAACCTGTCTGCGAATGTCTCCCTTAGAATTTCCAAAAAGCCTTGATATCGATCCCCCCGCGAGATCCGACATGATCTCGTCCTGCATATACTTCGCAACACGGGCTTCATCTAAGCCGTACTTGTTTATTCCCGGCTGCTCTGCAGCAAACCTTGTCATCATGCTTGCAACAAAGTCAGGACTTGCGCCCTCCAAATACTTCGTCACAAACATTTCAGTAAGGTCAGCGTCTGAATAAACGCCATCTGTGCTTGCAATGACGTTTCCTTGCGCGTCCTTAAAGTCTTGTCTGAAGAGTTTCCTTCTTGCTGGTTCTGTAAGATCTCGGAACTCAGGGATGTCTCCCAAAAGGTGTCCTGCCTCATGCGCGAATTCTTCAATTGGCGTTCTTCCCAAGCTGTTTGCGCGTTTTACTACCTCATCTGCGTTGATAACAATCGACGGCTTCAAGTCATCCATTCGTACGCCAACATTCTGCCGATCTGTAGGAGTCATGCCGGGCCTGTACTCCGTAGTTGTCGGAGCATCGTAAAATCCCGTTTGACTCGCTGCCATATCGATTGCCGCCATCACCGAAGGATCGGTCATGGCATTTGGATATTTTTTAAGCAGATGATTGCGGATTTGCTGTGATGTTAGAATGCGGAGGTTGACGTTATTTTGCCCCTTGGAAGCTCCCCCGTTTGCCAATTCATTGAATCTGGCAACTGTTGACATGAATTGTCTTCCGTATTCGTTCTGCGTCTGGACTCCTGCTCGACGCATTCTGTTCGCTGCAACTTCATTTGCTTGAGCGGCCAATGATGCATCCTTCATCTCTTCTTTCAGGCGCGTCCGTTTTTGCGCTTTTGTCTCAGGGCCAAAATCGCGCCTCAAATATTTTTTGCCATCAGGGCCAACAAACTCTTGAACCTTAAACTCAGCTTTTGCGGCAGGAGTAGTCTCAGCAGGCTCTTTATCCAGAGCCTCCAATTCTGCTTTTTTCTCGGCATACCTACGCTTTGCTGCTTCGGCGCTTTGCCTTTGTGCGGCTATGGCCGTTTCCCAACTAGTAAGTTTGCCGTCTAGGGTAGCCCTGTCTTCCGCAGGAAGCGTTTGCCTGAATTTAAGAATATCAACGTCTTGTTCCCGCCTACGGCGAGACTCTAAAACTGGATCGCTAGTGCCTAAAATTTTATTTTTAACCCTGTTTTGACCTAGTCCAAAAGCCGTCCAAAGAAGACCTTCTCCAATCACCTGAGCCATCTGCTCTCCATCTTGCGAGTCAATGATTCCAGTAGCTAGTCCAACAAGCGTTGGCTCGACTCCAGCTTTTATAAGTTCTCCAGTATTGTTGATGATGTTGTCTGCTTTGCGTCCTCCAAATTGCAGAATCCTTTCAGCAACACTCCCCTTGGCGATATTTGCTGCCGCTGTAGCTTCACCAGCAGCGCCTGCCTTTGCTGCAGAAGCCTCACGCGCCATCTTTGACATCGTTTCAAAGCGCCCAACGCGCCCTCCTGCAGATGCGCGGCCAGCTTCCAAGTACGCTCTCAAAGAGCCGGGCGCTGACTTTACAGCCCTGCCTCCCAAAGCCCCTAATACAATGCCTGTAAGACCTTGATTCTCGCTTGAGGCCATGTACCCCACTCCCGCTCCTGCAGCATACGGGGCAACTCCCTGAAGCGCCTTGATGAACTTGCTCTCTTTATAGGCAGCTTCAGCTTGCTTGAGTGTCTCATCAACGTAGGTTGCCACTTTCTCTGTTCGCGAAACCTTTTGTTTTGCTTCAAGCGCTGCTCTTGCTTTTTTGCTTTGAGCCATACGCTCGGCCCTTTGCAGAACGGCAAGCTGTTTTTCTGTCAGTCCTGCAGTCCGCATTGCGCGAATAACTTTAGGAGTAAGCTGCGCTCCAGCGCTTACCAAGGCGCTGCCATAACCAAATGGCCCCATAGCCATAGATTGCGGAAGCGTCAGATCTCCAGCAGCAACAATGTTCGGATTAAGCTCCCACAGTTCCTGTTTTTGCTCATCGATTAGCTCGCGAGCGCCCTCTTTTCTTGATTCGATATCACGATTGCGGACATTTGTAGCTTCTTCTTTGGAATACCCGTAGTCCTCCATGTATTGCTCAACACTTGGAATATCGTATTGAGCGAGAGACTCAATAACGGGAGTTAGAGCGTCCAAATATCTAGCATATGGGGTGGGATTTTTGTTCTCGTAGAACAGCCTTGCTCCATTAAATAAACTTCTGGCTCGGAAGTTCTGAAAACTTTTTTCTCTGCTGCCCCACGGCATAGCTTCATTCAATAGATCAAATGCTTCAATTCCCCCCGCATTGACTTTTTGCCCAACCGCTGCGACTTGATACGGCTGATCTACAGCGGAAGACACATATGCTGGAAGGATGGCTTTTGCCGTTTGTACGATGTTTTCTTTTTTCTTTAAGATCTCTTCTCTTTGCTCTGGAGAATATTCCTGAAGAACTATTTCTAATAGTTTTTGCTCAGAGTAAGTTGGATCAAGTTCTGCCGCTCTGATTTTTTCCTGAACTACTTTTTTACGGTCTTCAGGAAGCTGAAAAATAAGCTGGTTTGCCAAGCCCTGATCAGTTCCAGACGCAAAAGCGTTCATGTAACCTACTGTTGCTTCTACCCCGCCCGTTGCAGCGCTTAGTCCAAAATCTGCCACTGAAGAGGCCGCTGTTCCTGCTAATCCAGCAGCAGCAGGGAAAATATTCAGCCAGCTTGCCTCATCTCTCGGAACAGTGGCCTTTGTGGGGCGACGATATTCAAAAACTTTGCGGTCTAAATCTTCGCTGAAGATGATGTCTTCTCGTTGATTTTTAACCTGAGATAATTCCTCTGGATTCAAAGAGTTAAGCATCTCCTGTTCTTGTGGAGACAGGTCAAACCCCTGCTTCTCTCTGACCAGATACAGGAAAATGTCTGGTTGTTTGGTTGGCAATTTTTCTGAAGGCGCTGGCTCTTCTTTTGGAGCCTCTCCAATAATCTTAGGGGATTTAAGAGGCGCTTTCTCCTCTCCAAGCAGCCATGCCATTACTCCCTGATCAGGTGCGCGGAATTCAGCGCCCTTAAACATTTCATCAGCAGTTACCTTGGGCTTTTGGGGGGCCATTCCAGCGTATTCCATGTACGCCGCATCTTGATTAGCTGCCTCTTCTGGCTTTTGTGGTTCAGGTTTTGGAGCGGGAGCATATGACTTTGGCGGAACATATGCTCCAGTTACTCCTCCAAGCTGAGCCATAGGCTTTGCAGCCTTATCAATATTAGGAAGAGGAGGAGGGGTTACTCCTTTAGCTGCCTCGGTGAGGGGTATCGCAACAGTTCTTTTTTCAGCAACAACTGGAGGAAGCGCCATCCGTTCTCGCTCCAAAACGTCTTCCGCCTCAGCAAGGATTTGCTCTGCAGAATTTAACGTAGGAGACGGCTTTTTCTCTTTTTCAAGAGCCTCCTCTGCCTCCCGCAAGATCTCTTCGGCTGTTACCATGTTAGTCTACGGCGATTGCTTGTTCTTCTTCTGCTTGCAGGGTTTTTTTCTGATCTATTAATCTTTTTAGTTCTTCAAATTTTGAATCATATTCTTCTGTTCCCTTTTGAAGGCTCGTCATTTCAGCAAGTTTTGCCTTGATTTTTGATTCAGCCTGTCCAAGAGGATCAGAAGTCTCATAGTCTGTAATGACCAGTTCTGGACGCGCATTGCTTGCATTTGCTAGGCGCGTGTACTCTGAAGCTAATTGGGCCTGCGTCTTTTTCCTTTGCACAAATAAAGACTTTCCTTGCGCTACAAAGCTATTTCTTTGATCTGGCGCGAGTCTTCCGCCATTTTTAATTCGATTGTATTCGGCCCTAATTCTATCAGGAATGCCTGCTGCGTTCTGAGCATTGGCAAATTCTTGCTCTCGGACAACGCTGCCCGGGTCAAGTAACTTCATAAAACTAAAAATTAAAGCCAAGTCTGCAGAGCCTTGGTATGCGGGATTTTCTGCCATGCGAGCGGCGGATTGAATATTTCCCCAAGCGTCTCTTACTATTCTAAAATCTTTAGACAGATCTCTAAACTCTGAGCGTAATTTAGTTTCTTGATCTGTATCAGGGGCAGTTGATGTTCCTTCTGCCTCTGCTTTGGTTTTTTCAAGATCCAACTTAGCTTTTTCAAGAGACAACCGCTCAGCTTCCGTTTGCGGAGCTATTAGCTTCGGCGGCATGACCTCAAAATAAGTTTCGCCAGTTTGTTCATCAACTCTAGGAACGACTTCTGGACGCTCGTAATTCTCAGGCATTGGCATTTCGGATACTTGTCTTGCCTGATTGTAATCAGGGTACGGCCCCGGCCTAAATTCATCGGGAAACCCTGCTTTCGGAGGGGCCATCTGTGCCAATGGCGCTCCCGCCGTGCTAGGAACAAGATCACGAACCCCCTGCTGCAATTCCTGCATTTGGCGAGCGGTTTCAGAAGGGATATAAGCGACAGTAATCGGCGCTGTTCCATCTTGCCTAAGCGCTAAATTTGTAAGCGGCAGTCCCATTGCGCTTGCGGGAAGAGGCTGAGGAACTCCGCCAGCCTGAGCAGTGGCAAACTGTGCAGCCTGTTCAGGGTCAATCAGCGTGGCTCCAGCGGGTAGAACATCGCTTCCTACTGGCAATACGGGTGGAGGCGTCAGATTAAAAAGTGATCCCTCCCCTTGAACAGCAGGCAGATCCTCTTCGTCTTTTGTTGGAAGATCTGGCTCAACGGGGGGGATATCTCGTAGGTCTTCATTAAAATTTGGTTCAAGTGGATCGGTTCCGTCAAAACTTTCTTCGTCCTCAGCGTCTCCTCCCCCGCGAGAAGGCGTTGTAGGAGGTTCGCCAATCATGCGGCGGGGAGGCTTTTTATTTGCACCAACTTCCTGAAGCCGTTGTGCTGCAGATTCGCGCAAATACTGAATGCGTTTTTGCACGGCATCTGAAGAACGGGCAGACTTAATCTGTTCAATATCCAGCGCCCTGCTGTGCTTTCTTTCTTCGGCAGCTAAAGCCTGCTCCTGTTCAACATTGCTCGCAAAACCCTGCAATGCTGATGCGCCAAGATTTTTAAGAGCGCCATATGCGGCAGTGGCAGCGGCCTCTGGATTCTCGTCTCCAATCGCATAAGCCCCTGCCACGTCTCGCGAAAAATCATTTTGACCAACTACAGGCTTAAATGGAGAAAGACCCTCCAAAGCAGAGACTATTTTTGACTGCTTAGGAGTAAATGAATATCCCGCCGTTTCTGACATTAGCGCTGCCATATTTTATCCTCCACCGTAAGTTAGATTTTGAGACGTAATGTTGAACCGATTGCTTCTAGCGTTTCTTCCACCAGATTCTTGATTGATGGCTGCAGCGGCGATAGCAGGGGCAACACTGCTTGGAGCCACATAAGGCATGGCAGATGACATTGCGCCACCACCAGCACCACCGACATTAGAAAGCGCCTGAAGTCGGGAAGCATTAATGTCAAACCCTCCGCCAACATTACCAATCGACGTATTTGCTAAAGCATATTTCTGACCAGCATCGGCATCTGCAGCCATTTGAGCGGCATTCATTTCGCGCAATCGACCACTTGCTTTATTAACAGAGGCATTTTGCGCTGCTGTTGCCGATTGGTTTTCAGCAGCAATCGCGGCATCTCTTTGACGCTTGGCCTCTGCATCAGCAGCCGCTTTTTTTTCTGCATCGAGTTTTGCTTGAAGAGCCTTTAGAGCTTGGTCATTGGCTGCTTGCTGCTCAGGAGATGTTCCTCCAATTATGCTAACTGTTGGTTGCCTAGGATTTACAATACTATTAATCGCTCTTCCAGCGCCCCCAAATGCATTGCCAACTGCTCTTCCTGCAGAACTAACCGCTCCTGTAACGCCTTTCCAAGCGTTACTAACTGCGCGACCAAGACTCCATCCACCTAAAAGCAAAAGCCATTCGGGACGTTCTGGAGAAAACGCAAGACAAACAGTATTGATGATAAAATCAAAAATACTGTCCATTTTATGCTCCTCCGAATGTCAAGTTTTGCGCTTGTGGCAATCCAAAACGATTTTGCGGAGCATTTGTTCCGCCTGCTTGTGCGTTGGCAGCGATCATCCCCTGAGGGACTCCCATCGGGGCAGCACCACCTGAAGCTGCAGGGCCAGATGCATACGGCAAGCCAGCCGCAGCGCCTGCACCAGCAACATTGCCAAGCGCCTGCATCTTAGCAGCGTTGATGTCGAATCCACCTCCGCCGCCCAATCCAGACGTTGCCATGCTTTGGCGTTGTGCCGATTGCGCGTCTTGCAATTGTTGTGAAGTCTGCAGTCCGCTCAGCGAGCGTTGTGCCTGTTGAACAGAATTAAGCTGCTGCCCTCGCGCCTGATCGTCTTCGGCTTGAATTTTGATTTGCCGTTGACGCTCTGCTTCAGCCCTTGCCGCCGCCGCTGCCGCAGCAGCTTGTTGGGCCTGCATTTGTTGAAGCATTGCGTTCGTATTAGAAGCGCCTCCGCCTCCGCCTCCTCTTTGTCTTCCTCCGCCTCCCATATTATGCTCCTCCAAAGGTTAGTTTTTGTGCGTTTGGCAGGGTAAAAACATTCGTTTTTTGATTGCTTCCACCAGCGCCAGTATTAAGCGAAGCAGCAGTAGTAAGCGCTGGATTAATGAGCGCTGGATTTGCCGCAAGATTTGCTGCCGTTGAGGGGAGCGTAGTTGAAGCAGCGCCCAAGTTAGCCAAAGCGGCATTCCTAGAAGCGTTGATATCAAATCCTCCGCCAGTTGCCGCCATTCCAGCGGCTTCTTGCTCTTGTTTATACCTATTGAGCGCTGCAGAATCAGCCAAACCCTGTGTGGATTCCATTCTGCTGAGCGTATCAGCAGCGTTTTGCGTCGATTGTTGCATACGTTGTTCTGCGCTGCGATTTTCCGCAGTAATTGCAGCTTCACGCTGTGCTTTTTCAGCAGCAGCAGCGGCCTCTTTTGCTGCGGCAATTTGCTGCTGCATCATCTGCTGCATCATAGCTGCCGAATTGTCAGCAGGCATACTATATGTAATGTTGCCGCCTCCTCCGAATAGTCCTCCCATAATTTTATCCTCCGTTTTGTTAGTTGTTATGCTTTCTTGAAAGTTTTCCCAAGAAAAATGTTAGGTTATGCTGTCATTTGTGTAATTCCTGACATTGTTTGATCAAATCCTTTGCCAAAACCTGAGCTTCCTCCTGTTTTGGCTTTATAAATCGGCCCATCAACCGCGCCATCAAGCCCTCCAAAAATCGATCCGAATAAAGCGCCATATGCAGATCCTTTCGGCCCGGCGAGAGATCCGCCCGTCCATCCCTCAGATCCGCCAATGCTTATACCCTTGAGCGCCCGATCTATCCAAGGGGTTCCTGTTTTTACTCCGCCAAGGCTTTTCAATGCCATCGGAACAACCGCGCCCATAGCGCCAGAAGCTATGTTCCCGCCACCCCCGCCAATGCTATTCATAGCCCCCGTCATTCCTCCGCCTGCAGCCGCTCCAGACGCAGCTTTTGCCGTTCCAGCACCACTGGTAACTCCTTTTCCTCCGCCTAATAGCCCACCAAGTCCTCCAGATCCCCCTCCTGATCCACCCATCATTGACATTGCTGCAGGAATCGCCGCCGACAGGATGTCTGTTCCTGCCCCCATCGCGGCACTTCCAGCGGCATCACCATTGTCTGCTGCCACTTGATAGTTTTCGGGATTGTCAGGAGAGAAATTAAATCCGTTTTGCTCGCGCTCGCTCTGACTTTGCATGGAATTCCACTGTGATGCAGCAGAAGATTGGCGCTGAGACGTAATTGCACGGGAAAATCTATCCGTAGAGGATGTTCCAAGAGCCTGTTGTGCGAGTCTCATCAGGGATTCTGAACGCTTGTCTGCTTCAGGTTGTCCGTAAAACTGTCCTTCAGACATCAAATTGGCAGCATAATTTTGACGTGCTGCTCTTTCAGATCCGACAGAAGGCGCTGCCATACGGTTGGACTTATAATCAGCCGCCGTTGGCAGAGTTGCCTTTTGAACCTGTTGATTTGATCCGCCCATAATTTTATTTGAATTTACCTCCGCCGAAATACATGGCCCCTGCTTGCGTTGCCATTCCTCCCAAATTGCCAAGAGCATCAGTCATTGCTGCCTGTTGGGCATTTCGCGCTGCGGCATTCTGAGCAGCGCCTTGGTAAAGCATTTGTTGATAGGCTTGTTGATTTGCTCTGTTGGCTTGTGAAAGACTAAGCAAATCTCCGATTCCAGTGTTGCCAAATCCTGCAGCGGATTCTCCAAGACCTTGTGCAGCGCCAAGAAGCCCCGCCTGATAGCGTCCGATAGCTTCCTTGTTGGCGACTTCGGCAGCTTGTTTTCCAGCTATCAAAGCGCCCGGGTCAAGTCCACCCACAGGAGCGCCAAAAGCACTAGCATAGCCCTGCTGAGCAGCGATGTTCCCCAATTCAAAATCTCTTCCTGCCTGAGTTGCCATGTCAAACAAAGCAGAACGCGAAACGGTGCTGTCTGGATCAATTCCAGTAGCTGAAAGCGCGGGGATTCCTTTTGTTTTGGCCCATTCCTCCATTTGCTTTTTCCAAGCATCTTTTGACGTTGCTTCTTGAAGTCGCTTCGGAATGTCTCGGCGCATTTGCGCTGCTTCAGGGCTTGCAAGTTCTTCGTATTTGCGGGATCTGGCAAGGTTTGCCACGCCAAGTTCTCCAGCTTCGCGGGATACTTGTTCAGGGCTAAACTCCTGCATCTGTGGCGTAATATTTGAGGCCAGCTTCAGCATATCAGCCTGATTTTTCAAAAACATCAGACCCATCTGGTTTTTCTGACCCAACAAAGCCGCTTCCATTTCCATAGAAGGACGACTGATGTAGTCTCCCGGGTTTACTGTAGCTGGTGATCCGCCCATATAATTACTCCTTCGGTTCTTTGATTTCGTAGATTTCTCGGTTCAATGGGGTAAGACCTATTTTTGTCATTACCTCATTTGGAAAGTTTGGGCGCTTATCTGCTGTAGGAACTCCAATATAGGCAAGCAAGCCAGACATTTGAACGTGACTAACAAAATCATTTATCACGGAATAAACGTCTTTGGGCTTTGTATGTTCAGGATGAAATGCTGGATAAATTGTCGGAATATAAACCCAATCCGAATATCCAACAAGCCGTCCGTCCCTGTAATGACCAAGGACATTGATATTCGGATGCTCAACAATGGTATGATCGAATTCTTGGGCAAAATCTACAGCCTCAAGGAATTCGTTGGTTCCATGTCTCAAAACTTTGTAATTTATGCGTCTATTCATGTTATGCTCTACCAACAAAAACCTCATTTTGGTTAGTATATCCAGCGAATTTTGCAGCCTGCTCCTGAATAACTTTAATCCTATCTGTAAAGCTGCCGCAAACAGCGCACGGAAGGCAGTCAGGATCTTTGTATGCCGTGAAAGGGATTGATGAATACAGCGGAACTACGCTTGTATCCGAAAACGGACTGATGAACTTATTCGGAAAGTTCGTCACTGGAATAGCAGCCTGTGAAATATTGGGCATATTAGCAGGGATTAGAGATTTTATACTGCACAGCCGCCGTATTCGCGGCCTGAAGCGCCAAAACGCCAGCCTGTTCCTCGGCATGGGCAAAAGAAATGAAGGAAAGATATGATGCAGAGGCTGTTGCCGATATTGATGGATAGCCAACGCATGGCAGCGTGACCGTTTTGAAGACCTTGGCGAAAAATGTCTTGTTTTCACCAAGAGGACTGTCCTGCGGACTCGGAAGTATATCGATCTTTATTGAATCTCCGCTCTCCCCAACAACGCAAGTCAAGGTTTCGCTTGTGTTGGGATTGCCAACAGATTTCTCGCTCCAAGGATCTTGAAATACCCTGACAACTTCTACTCCTAGCTCTCCACACCATTCGATTAGCATAGAAAAGGCTTTGTCTATGTCTGCGGTCAGGGGGCTTTCGCACGTTTCATAACGCGCACTTCGCGTAGCGCTTTCCGTAATCAAGCGCCTATATTGGGTATTTAGAAAGCCCAATTTATTGATTTCTTCTTCAAAAGGTGTGTTCCTGTATTGATGAGGCTCGGTAATTGCCAAAATTCTGCGATCTAGAACATTCGTATACGATCCCTTACTACCCCTGAAGCTGGCTCGCACATCAACAGTTCCACCGATCTCCTTGCACTCAATCTCGGCATACACAAATTGCTTTAGATCCATGCCATCACCAAGCTGAGCGGTTTCAATTTGGCAATAAATGCGGTTATAGAACTCTGTTGTGCTGCCGTCTTGGTTGATCCGCAAATATGAGTCCGTACGCTCTGGCATGAAAGACTCCCAAAGATGGTTGTAAGACCCATCGTTTGTGGCTGTGTAATCCAAAGAGAAATGGAAGCATCTTGGCTGACCATCAACCACTCCACCCGTCCACTCAACGGGCCTTGTGCCTTCCCAAACGCCGCACCAAGCGGGGTTTCTGGCCTGACCCCATTCAGATGCTGCCGCATAGTCAAGCACCATTGTAGCCGAATTTACGGGTTCTAGGTAAGGAACAGAGTAAAGAAGGTAATTCTCAAAAGAGGCAGCGCAAATTTGCTTCTGATCTCCAGCCAGATAGCGCTTTGTACGCGCCATCTCGACATCTTTGTACAAAACTTGAGATGACAAATATGAAGCGGCAGCAACGTCAGCAGCAACCAATCCGCCCTGAGAATACCACCACATTTGTCCAGCCTGAAACGCTATGCTTTTGCCAGCAACGCATCCGACAGTCGGATACAGGGTATTTTGGAAGTTTGGCGTAGATGCCCATGCCGATCTGTCCAAAATTCCTGACGCCAGCGAGAATGTTGACCTGTCAGTAAAAACAATCAGTCGCGTGTCGGTGTTTTGACCGACATAGGATACAAGTCCAGTTACGGGCCTTGAAAAACTGAAATCCCCTCTTCCTGATCCTGAAGTTCTTTCAAGCCAGCTTGTGGGATCTCCCAAATCTGATGCCAGAACGAGGTTGTTGTCTGCAATCCAAAGTCTATTTCCAGAAAATGCCATCCATGTTCCAACAGGAATCTTGTCGCTTTGGACGCCTGTGCGGTTTGATCCGTCCCAATAGGCTGGAGAAGAAATTCCATCCTGAATCATCACAATACGATGCGATGGGGTAACTGTTGTATCTCCTCCAGTGGATGTAGTGGCTGATCTGGTTGCCAGCGTGAAGACACATTGTGATACATTTTCATCTAGCTTGATGCCACGCAGTCGATAATCGTCCCAATTCTTGGGCTGCACTAACGGGAACGGAGCAAAATAGACGTTTCCGCTGACAGCAAATAAGATGTATGGAATTTCATCTTTTGCCACTCCTTTGCCATCAACGTCAAAAATTTGTCTAGGAATGGTAATTGTCTGCCCATTGACAGTCCTTTTCTCGGCAGCTTGAGATTGTTTGTTAGCCGCGAAAAAAACGCCTCCCTGTATGTTCCCGGGGGGCAAGGACAGACGCATAGCGTAGCCCGGGCGCGTTTGGGCAATGCCGCCCCTGACGGTAACATTAACGCCCCACTTTAGTTGGTTTTCGGGAAGCGCCCAACCGTTCCTGACGCTATTGACTCCCTGCGTCCAACCAGCAGTGCTTTTTACAAGCCTTCCAGCGTTGATTTGATCGGACTTCATTGCATAACCACATCTGTGCCATCCCCGTAAGTAATATTATTGATCTGAGGGGTAGCCATTGCGTGTCCTTCAAGGCTTTCTTGCTGATTCTTCAAGTACGCTATGGCGATTGTCCAATAGCGTTGCGCCTGATCGGCAAAATCTTTGTCTTCCAAGTCAACCGCATGAAGCGCTGCAAGAATTGCCCGTTCATTCTCCAAAGGAATGAAGTCAAACATAGACTCAACCGTTGGATGCTTAATGCGATACACAATCCTCGCCCAAGAACATGGCTGACCAAGTCGGATTCTTCTGTATTGGGGATTAATATCCGCAGGATGGTATTGCCCGATCAGGGTCATGTCATTACTGCGCCCATAATCGTAGGCGTACAAAGACACAAATCCGTCCGTCTTTGGTTTTTCAATCTGTTGGATTGATTTCACCAAAGTCGGAGGCTCAATTGAGTCTATAATAAAAGTGCTGTCGGCGCTGTCTCCTGCTGTCAGATAGGAAACGCGCCCAACAGTTGAAGCTAGGTTTCTTGCCTGAGCTTCGGTGCTATACAGTTCAAACTCATCAGAATCCAACTTCCTGACGTAGTTGTTCGCCCCCGCAACCAGAGGATTAGGAAGAGAATCCCCGTCTCTAGGACGCGCCGTAACGGCTTGTCCTGTCGAGTAAAGCGATGCCGTCTCTATAATGCTTGTAGATGGAACCGCTGTTACCGTCCTGTCCAAGTCAAGGCTGAGTTGCCCTGTACCCGGCGTAGTGAGCGTTACCAAAACATTGTTGGAATATGCTTTGATATCGTCACCGAAAATTTTGATTGTGTAATTAGTTCCTGCAACAAGCGGGGCAGGCAGCGTTCCAGAAGAAGAAAACCGCACAACTTCATTGTCCTGCAAAAATTGAATGCTATCAGGATTGATGCGATTTTCATAAGGCAGCGGAGATGCCGAAACTCGCAAAGCATAGTATGCCTGTCCCGTCCCGAAAGCCGTTACAGTAATTAATCCCGTAGTTCCTCCAGAGTTTGCGTTTCCAAAAGTATTATAAATGCGAGCCGTCAGATTTCCCGCATCAACATTAAGGAAAAACTGAGTCGCACCTTTATCAATTGCAGGACTTGTGCTCGGAAGATTGTAATCAGAAGCAAAATAAACTGCCTGTCCAGTGCTCAATCCATCAAAGTCTCCAACCCATCGATTGGTGAATCCAACAGCAAATGATCTGGAAATCAGTACAAAAAACTGCCCTGTTCCAACGCTAGTAATATTGACAGGACTGTAATCGACATTGGTGATTGTGAAGCTAGACGATGAAAACGGTTGCTCGGCGCGATACGATGCGCCCTGCGTAATAGGACTTGGAAATGTTCCAGTAGTGGTGAACGAAACAAATACGCCCGTTGAAGGGGTGAACGTAATTGTTGGGTTTCCCGTGTATCCAGTTCCTTTGGTTACTACGTTGACCCTGACAAGCAGTCCTCCAGATACAGTGGCAGTAGCCGTAGCTCCAGTTCCGCCTCCGCCACTAATCGTTACTGCAGGAGCCTGCGTATAACCAGATCCTCCGTTTGTGACTTCAATGTATTCAAGGAATGACGTTGTAATTGTACACGTTCCCGCAGCATTTGTTCCTCCGCCTCCAGTAAATGAAAGCCTCGGAGGGATCACATACCCTTCGCCGGGGCTGTTGATGATCAGGCCATTTACTACGTTAGACGTATTATTGATAGTAGCAGTTATGATGGCTCCAGAACCAACAGCCTGTAGGGTAATTCCTGTAATTCCACCGTTAATATCTAACCCATTGATTGTGGCCCTTGCACCCTTTCCAGCTTTGGCGATGCTTAAATCGGTAATCGTTACAGTAGCATTTGGCTGATATCCAGTGCCAGCACCGACAACGGCAATTGATGCAACGCGACCACCTGTAACGGTAATATTAAATGTAGCTTGTGTTGTAAATGTACTATCGATCTCAATGCCAACCTGATTTTGCACGTATCCTGCACCGCCAGTATCATCAACAGTAACTGTTGGAACGGTAGTATAGCCGCTTCCTCCTGCAGTTACTTGAACTCCAGTAATAATACCAGAAGGAACGCCTTTGGCTTGAGCGCCAGATCCTGAAGGGTTCGGAAGATTCAAGCCTTCAGCGAGAATGTTGCTTTGCGTCCCAATGGCAACGGTTGCAGGAATCAACTTAACCAAAGAGTTTGTGCCACTTCCAGAAGTTAACAAACTGATTGGATTAGTGTCGTTTACGGCATCAGAGGATGTCGGATGGATTGTGACCGTTGTGGAGTTTACTGCTCGCACATAATAGTTTGTTCCAGCGACCAACGGCTGAGGCAAAATTCCACCGTTGGTAGTGGCCTGAACTTGATCTCCTGTGGAAAATCCGTGCGGGACGGCGAACGTCATCTTCGTTTGCGGCGAAATCGGCTTTTGAAGATCTACGTTGATAGCCGTAGTCGCTCCCGTGGTGTAAACGGGATTGGTGTTATTCGTAGCATCTACAATTGATTCAAAAATCTGCAGATGTGTCGGACTGATCAAATTGGCAAAATAAGTAGCCTTAGAAATTAAGGGAGACGGCAAGATGTTGCCGGGAAAATTGATCGGATTAGCAGTGTCCAGAGCAATTGCGGGAGTGCTCGACAACGAAAGAGCCGTGACCACCCTGCTTGGTTTTTTGTCCAACAGCCTTAGCGACGAAACCCCCACAATGCTCTGGAGATTGATAGGATAATTGCCAGCCTGAGCGTTCAAAGGATCAGCATAAAGCTGCAGAACCGTAGGACTGACAACCCCCACGTAATAAATTTGTCCCTCTCGGAGGGGAGACGGAACCACCCCCCCAATTGGGGTAATGACTACTGCTTGACCAGAGTCCAAGGTATGCGGCGTTGTCGTTTGGAAGAGTCCAAGCGGGGATATGGCCGCATCTCTTGTCCTGACGGTCACGTCAGGAGGGAGGATAGTTCCTAGGGGGAAATCCTCTGGACTGTAAATCGGTATGTATAGACCGTCCACACCCTGCCCGTCAGGGGTTTGGCTTCTGAGCGTAGCGTTCCATTGGTTTGTCCCAAGAACCCTAAGCTGTTTCCCGGCATCATTTGATACCTCAGCGATGGCAATAAGCTGAGACGGCTGGATAATATCCATCATCGTCGCGGTATATCCGCGATCATCCCAAGCCCAAGGAACAGAGCTATAAGCGCCACCCTTATTTACGTGATATTGAAAAAGTCTGTTTCGGAAATACAGAGGGCTACCGTCCGTATTTACAGCCAAAGGCACTTCAATGCCTCTCGGCAGCGCAACACTGCAACGATCCCATCCTGTGCAAACATCCACTTCTGCTATCGAATGCGTCCAGTGACCAGACTCCATCAGAGTCTGGATCGATTGAGTCAGTTTCCGAAAAACCTTGGACTTGTCTGTTGTCCCAAGGATTTCTGCTGCCTCGTCAAAGATTTGCGAGACAAACATGGCAACTACATGGCTCCTCGTTGGCTTAGCTCGGCAGCAAAGGCTTCCAGATCAGCATCGGAGGGCGCTCCAGCGGGAGCAGAAGCCTCTCCAGCGGCCATTTCGGGGGCCATTGGCCCTGCTCCGCCAGAAGCCGCATCAACCTCTAGGGCGAGCGCGTCAAGGGCGGTAGCAAGCTGGATTACGATGTTGTGCATCTCCATGAAAGCGTTTTTAGGGATGCTCACCATGACGGTTCCAGCATCAGCAGGAGCGGCAGGCATCGGCGCTCCTTCGGGCATGGGCGGCATGGGCGGCATGGGAGCCATATCGGGTGTGTTTGGTTTAGCCATATTAATCTTTTTCCTCTTCTTCAGACTCTTCGTCCTCAGGTTCGTTTTCTGCTTCGGCAAGGCCGCTTTCAATCGCGTCCTCGTCATCCACGTCTTCTTCGGATTCTTCTGAAATGCTTTCTTCGGGCTTAATTCCGCAAATGCAAAGTTCTACGGAATAACGCTTATCCGTTCCATCCTCAGTTTTCACTGATTCAGTTTTTTCCATGACTTTCTTATAGCGAATCATGGCAGTGCCTTCAGACGGCATATCTTTCAATTCCTTCACGTTTTCAAAATACAGCGAAGGATAGTAAACCTTGTCTTCTCCCTCTTTGTTTGAGAATGAAGACATGGCCTCGTCCATTTTCTTGGAAAGATTTTCCCCAAGGCTAACAAAGCCTTCGGGCAATGAAATTTCTGATTTTTCGTATGGCATATTAGTTTGTTATTTCTACAAATGTTGAATAAATGCTTGCATTTATGTTTGCTGGATTTGTTCCAGTAGTTTGAAAAATCCCAAAGTCATGTTAGTCAGTAAATGGGCTATTCAGTTGCACGAAGAAGCGCGTCAAAAATATACATAGAACGGCTCAAGGCATTCGTGTTGGTCGCAATGATGCCAGCATAAAAAGCGGCACTGCTTGAGCCAACCACAGTTGTTGGCCCATTGGTAATTGATATATTCGTGACCAATGCGATTGGAAGCGAGTCTCTTGATTGATAAAGCGTCACGTTCCCAACAGCAGAAACAACTCCGACATTAAGTCGCCCAAGAGTCGTTGCGGCATCAATCCAAGAGGACTCAATATTGGTTGCGCCATTGTGTGCGATCAACCGTATTTGGTTCGTCCCGTTGTTGTTTCGTATTTCTGTGCCGACACCATTGGTCGTGAATGCTCCAATAAAGTTTGTTGAAAGAACGGCGCTTTTTCCAAGCATGATTCTGACAATATCGCCGTTGGTAGAAAGAGTTGTGGTCAGCCTAACCCAAAAACTATTGGTTACAGTCCACCTGATTCCCGAACCAGATGGGGGACTCCAGTTTGGAAAACGGCTCATTCGCAATGCGGCTACGCCAGACGAGTTAGTGCCCGGTATTGACATTTCGATGACGGAACCAAGCTGCGAAATGGTGGAATTGTTTGTTTCTCTTTCGGAATCTGTTACCGAAATCCAGTCGATAGACGCAAAATTTTGAACCACCCAATCTTCGTTGCCCACGATGGAGTTGATGGAGTTTGAATTTGCAGTCCAAAAATTTGTAGGACTAGTTGTAGCTCCGTTTGAATTGACAGTGACAACCAAATTTGTTGTGAAGAAATTTGTCGGCTTGTACAAAACACCGTTTGTCTCAACCATTACGGCTTTGTAATTGG